ATATAACTTTTACCAACACCTGCGGGACCTGAACAAATTGTTATTTGACTATCTTTTAATACGTTATAATATTCTTCTTGTTGTTCTGAAAGAAATTTATTTTTTTGTTTTTTCTTTATAATGTTATTTATAAAGTCTTTTTTTGAAAAGGGTTTTACTTCCGAATCCTCAACATTAGTTTGTCTTTTTTTAGTCATTTACTTAGGTCTTAATTTATTATAATAACTTATAGGTTGATTTAAAATCCCACATTTATTACCATAAAATTTAAACACAGATTCCCAAAAAAGAAAGTCTCTTTGATTTACACCATCTATGAATGTGGATGGCCAAAAACATGAGACCAAACAACTATGGTGAGATAAAACATTTCCAACGTCAATTCTCCTAAATACTGGTTTACTTGCAACAAGACGTATTTTTCCGTTGGAGTTAATTTGTTCACCAATTAACATTCCGATAAAATTATTCTCAACACACTCTGTGTACTTAATATACATATTTTCATGAAAAATAGTATCATCGTCTAAAAAACAAAAATAACCATCTTTTATGTTTTTTAAAACCTCTTGTCTTTTTTTAAACGGTTCTTCATCTTTACAATCTACATTGTAAACAATAATTCTTTTGTCCTCCTTTAAGAAAGAATCTTTTAAATCTTCTCTTTTATTAGATTTAGAAATATGCCACCTGATATCATCATTAATTAAAATTGAATTATATATTGATTCTAAATTTTCAAACCGGTATAAAGGGGTAATAATGTGTAACATACCAATTTAAGATTTGTTTAAATGTGGGAAATTTTTACCTAAAATGTAATTTTTACCAAGAAAATTACAAAATTTTTCATATGAATTCTCATGTTTTAAATTTATAACCAATAGTTGTTCTTTTTTATCGGAAAAAAAATTAATTATTTTATTATTATGAATATTGTATCTATCGATTAGAATTTTTTTATTATACATATCGTTATCTGGTGCATTAAATTTATATTTCATAACTCTATATATCCATGATTTGTTTATGTAGGTTGAGTTCATTAAATCATTCTTGGATGGTGGAAATCTTTTATCTGAGGAAAATAAATTTGTATGGAAACGAACTAAAGAATTATACCATTCTTCTGCGTTATCTCTGATTGTCAATACAAATTTTGAATTGGGGTAATAATAATATAACATCTCATGTATTCCAGTAACACTAAATGGGTTGTCTTGAAAGGCTTCGTACCTATCTATGTAAAGTATTAATCTATTTATATCATTATTCATATATTCATCCATAAGACTTTCACCTATATATTGTGGTGATAATTTAAAATTTAAATCGGACAAAGTTTTAGATATACTAGTCGTGCCAGTTTTATTCATCCCTATACAAAATATTTTATTACTCATTTGTTCTTATTATTTTACATGGGTTACCATAAGCAATAACGTTATCTGGTATGTTTTTAGTTACAACAGAACCTGCACCAATTATTGTATTTTTTCCAATCTCAATCCCATCAATTATCGTTGATCCAACGCAAATTTCCGAACATTGACCAATAATGACATTACTTGATATATTACAACCCGGATTTATAGAAACATAATTACTGATATTACAATGATGACCAATACTTACATTTCTGTTGATATTTACAAAATCTCCAATTTTAGTTTTGGGTGCAACATAAGAATACGGTTCAATTCTTAATCCTACTCCTATGTTAGAATAATTAGAAACTTTTGAAGAACTGTGTATCAAATTTATAAATTTACCTTTTTCTAAATTAAACAAGTCGTATAGTAATTTTTTACTTTTTGGTTTTGCAAAACAAAAAACATAATTCTTGTAACTTTCTAAATTATTTATAAAATTTAAAGTTTGACTCAATGTTTCTGAATTGTATCTGTTTTGATTATCAAAAACGTTCAATTTAGGTGTCAATTTAATAGATTCGAGTATCTCATTTATCATAAGAAAATGAGATTCTGTGAAACCAACTAAAGTTATCTCATCAAAAATTTCCATTTTTTAATTTATTTACAAACCCCATTTTTTTAAATTCTAATGGATTTAACATTATGTAATCAAGATTATTCATAATTTTGTGAATTCTTTTTAATAAATCTATATTTGTTGCCTTTTCTTTACCTTTTAAATAAAGATTATCTTCTAACCCAACCCTAATTCCGTCAAAATAAAGCAAACCAACAACGTTTGATTTTAATTGTTCAGAACCGATTCCACCAATACAAGTTATAGAATTATTCGGTAAAGAATTATATATGGATGATATTGTTGATAAATCTGATTGAGCATTAAATAAATTACCTAATATTACATTCATATATAAATTATCTTTCAAGATACCCTTTTTGATTAAATAATTTGTGTAATTAATCATACCAGTGTCAAAACATTCAATCTCAGGAATAACACCAAATGATTCCATTTTTTTGATTATATCAACAATAACTTCGGGTTCATTAATTGATGCTGATTTGGGAAAATTTAAAGAAGACATTGTTAAAGACGCCATGTCTGGCATTAATTCTAACACCTCTGTTCGTTTCTCAAACTCAGGAAATAATCTACCACTCAAAGAAACACAAATGGATAAATCGGGACAATGTTTTCTAATACCCTCAATTATTAATTGATAAATATCTTTTTTGTATGTGTTACCCAAACTAATTAATTCTCTTGCGTGAATGTGAGTCAAAGTAATCCCTAACTCATATGCATTATGAACCTCTTCAATTATTTCATTAGGTGTTAATGGAGCATATGAATTTGTTCTATTTGTTTGTGTTCCAGTTGGTGTGAAGTTTATAATTTTTTTCATCCATTTATCGAATACTTTTATTTTAGTTCATATCCCTCCTCATCATGACGACAGGTTAATTTATTTATTAATATGCTATTTAACTTGTTTTCCTGTAAAAAGGTTCTCATTCTTTCCCATAATTCTCCATCTCCAGGTAAACCCACATTTCCAGTTTCTTTAAAAACGTCTACGTGTCTTAATGGTATTTTTTTAAAGTTAATACAAACTGAAGAATGAATAAGTCTAGCAAAGGCTGGATAAAAAAATATATACTTATCTTTTACTTGTACTTTTGGAAGAAAATTATTTGGTGAACGATATGTTGATAAAGTACAAATAAAATCAGCATTTTTTTCTTCTATACATTTTGTAATTTCTTCTAAATGTTCTGGAAACCACTCATCGTCGTGATTTATAAATGACACATAGTCTATACCCTCTTTAACACACAAATCTATTCCGTAATTAGTCGCGTATGTTCCAGCATAAGACCACAAAGCTTTTTTGTTTTCACCATATAAGTCTCTTTCATATGCTATAGGTAAATTTTCTAAATACATAGTATCATTAGTAAAACCTTCAAAAAAAGAATTGAACTCTTTGTCATCTTCATATCTGTCACCTATTAAAAAAATTTTATAATTTTTATAAGTTTGATTTTTAATAGACTCTAATGTCCTGTTCAAGTAAAAAGGAGTTTTACCATCTTTTCTTTTGTAAGTACATATAATAATTCCTATTTTTTTCATTTTTAAAAATTTGGATTTTTAGATTTTTCACATACAAAAATAATACTTGAACATAAATCTGGGTATTTTTTCCCCAACTCATAACAACCATCTAAATATTCTTTGGAGATTATGTCGGTATTAAGTAACTTATCCCATTGAAAATTGGCAAGTGCTTTAAAAAAAATTCCTCCGTAGTGAACTGATATAAGACCCGAATTTTTTATGTCTCTTTCTAAAGTGTCTAAAGTATATGTAATTCTGTGTCCGTGTTTTTCTTCTGATTCGGTTACAGCTGAGTTATGTGAGATTAGATTCATTTTTACTGCAATTTGTCTTGATGCCGCATTTGCGTTAGGGCAAACAATAAACAACCTACCACTGTCAGATAACCACTCATCATTAATTTTTTTTAGTAAAGAAACTGGATTGTCGATATGTTCTAACACATGAGTAAGTATAACATTATCGTACTTTTTAGGTAATGAAACTTCTTCAAACAAGGAGTTATAGAATTTAATATTAGAATTTAAATTATTTTTTGCAAAATTTATAGCTTCATCTGAAGCCTCAACACAACTTATATCATCAAAAAAATTCAAAAGACGTTTAGTAAAATCCCCCTTGAAACTACCTAATTCTAAACAATTTCCCTCAACAAAAAAAGTTTTGAAGGATTCAATCATATAATGATGCATTATGTCAAAATCAAAATTGTAAACATACTTGTGGTCTTTAGTATCTTTAAACTCATCATTGTAATCTCTTTTTTGTATATCTTTTTTTAAAACCATTTTATTTTTTTTTATTTTATGTTTAGTGAATCCTTCTTTCAAATATAAATCTATTGCCTTTTTATTGTCTGAAAAAACATCTAAAAAAATACTTTTATACTTTTTATCAATGAAATGTTTATAACATTCATTTAACAAAACGGTTGCGATACCTTGTTTTTGATAGTCACTATCTACACTAACATTAGTAACCCAACCAAATTTTTCATTAACATTGTCGTAAGCCGCAACTAAACCTATTAATTTATCACCATCGAACTTAGCAAAAGTTATAGAGTAATTATATATTTTTTCAGAATAAGAGTCAATATCTACATATGAGTCTAAAGAAGGTTTAAATGAAGAAGAACATTTATATAGATGATTTTTTATATTTTCTAATGTAATCATCCCTCCAATTGAGCTAAACCAAACCCGTACTTACCAAATTCATTACCGTTGTAAGTCATGTAAAATTTATTATCTAATTCAAAAATATGTGGATAATGTTGCATTTCGCTATCCCAACCATTTTCAGAATAATCTATTCCTGATTCTTCATCTTTTCGATCCCAATTAACTAAATCTTTTGAAGTTGCGTACCCAATTTTATAACCTCTACCTTTAATTGTTCTAAAATCTAAACCTTCTCTATAAACGAAATACATATGGTATAACCCATCTTTATAAAAAACGTCAGGACCCGCTTGACACTCATTTTCGTCGAGAACATCTGGTATAATATTTTTATTTAAACGAGTCCACTTTAATCCATCTTCTGACGTTGCCATTCTATTTTTGTAAATGATTTCAGGTTGACCATTATTATCTATCCATTTTACACCAGCTAAATAAAATAAATAATACAGATTATTAAATTTTCTAATCTTTGGTCCGCTAATAACAAATGGTTCATTTAAATCTGCAGATAGTAATGGTCCTTTTCCCAAACGTTCAAACGTTTCTCCATTATTTATACTACAAGCTAAACCAATTGAGGTATTAAATGGTACTGATTGACATCTAGACCAACCTGCGTAATACAAATAAATTTTATTGTCAATTTTAATGTTACTAGACGGATAAACAGCAAACTCGTCAAAAGTACCCAATTCCCCTAAAGACATTATTGGTTTATCTGAAACTCTTATAATTTTTTTTAAATTTTTTCTATCTAAATCTACAAAAGTGGTAAAAGATTTTGCAAAACCATTTTCATCATTTTTTGGTCTACAAGAAAAATAAACCCTTACGAAATCATCAAAAATTAAAGTATGTGTACATTGGGAGTGGGTTTTCATCCACTCTCTTTCAATACCGTCTGACCAACTTGTCGGGTTAAAAATTTGACCCTCTTTCTTCCACTTCATAGTTATTGTATTTTATATATCCAACATCTATTATTCCAAGGATCGGAGTAATTATTTTCACCTAAAACATCATGAACCGCCATTCTAACATCTTTAAAATCAATATAATCATGACCAGATAAAATTCCACCTTTCTTAATTTTTGGTAACCAAGCTTTTATGTCATTTACAACATCTTCATATTTATGGCTTCCATCTATAAAAACAAAATCTAAAGATTGGTCTTTATAAATTTTTGTTATTTCAGGAGACCCAATTGTATATAAAGTATATAAACCTTCTAATGGTTTCATATTTTCTATAAACTCATTTTTTAATTTTTCATGTGATATTTTATATGTTGGCATATCATCACCAACAGGTATAAAAGGGTCAATACAATCAAATTTTATATTTTTTCCTGATTTAATTATTTCTACACCCATAAAAGCTGCGCTTCTACCTTTCCATGTTCCTACCTCAACAAAGTGACCATCTTGAGGTGAATTTTCTATTGCGTGTAAATAAAGTTCTGGATACGTGAACCACCCGTGAATGTTTTGATAAAAATGTTCCATTTTTTTAAATTAATATATAGTTATTTAGGTAATTTTTTATTTGTTCTTTAGAGTTGAGCATCAAGACATCTATTATTGATAACCAAGGTATGAATTGATTATCAAATTGTTTGTATTCAGTTAAGTTAGATTTGATAAATTTAAGATCGATACCGTTTTGTTCAAAAACAATTTTATCGTATAAATCAATTCCACCGATAGGATTTATATAAACACTCCCTTTTTGATTTTTACATATAGATATAACTTTATTTTGAGATTTTAAACTATGGTCTATTTCAATAGATGAAGAAATAACTATTGGTGTCTTAATGTTTAAATAGTTATTAATGATTTTAATACTTTCTAAGACAAATTCGAATAGGTTATTTTTTTTACTATTAAAACACTTTAAAATCAACTCATAAATTTCCTCAAAATAGGGTGATTTTTTATATGTTGATTTTATCACATTTAATATCTTGACTTTATCTTTTTCATAAGAGTCTGATAAAAATCTATCTACAACGTTCAAATAGTTTGACCCTTTTTTTAGTGGTACGGTAAATATTTTGTCATTACCGTTAGATAAAATTCTATTCCTATTTATCCACCCTCCTTTTATATATTGAATATTGTCATAAATTATAAATTTATCAACAGAATTTATCAATTGGAAATATCCAATGTAAGGCATAAAATAAGGTTGCATTATGGCAATTTTCATTTTATATCTGAATTAGTGTATATTTTAAATTTAGATAGATCGGGATAAGGCATTTCTAAATCCATATTTTCTTTAGGTATTTCTCCGTGATAAAATTGATTCATTAAAAGTAATCCACGAGCTGCAAGTTCTGGCATCATATAAAAGTTCCAACCCAACATATCAAAGTAATCGTCATGATATGAACATTCACGTCTTCCACTATATCTTGCTCTTTTAAACCACAAATATGCATCATGACTGTCAGTAAGTATGGCACCTCCCTTAGATAATTTAAAATGTTTATATGGACCTGTGAATGAAATACACATATGTGTATTTGGTTTATACATATTGTGAGTAAAAGAAAGTGCCGAATCCCAAATGTTACTACCAATTAAATTATATGCTCCTTTGATTGTTTTACCCTTAACTTTATAAAAATCAACTTTAAGACCTGCGTGAATAATTTCACAAGGAACAGATGGATAAGTTCTATTTGGTATTGTTATAGTGTCACCAGTGATACTTTTATTTACATTTTTTTCATAATATAACGAAAGGAATAATGCGTTACTTTGATTATCAACAGTAACAACATAAGGTGCTTTTGTATATTCGGATAGAGATTTCTCAAAGTCTTCAGTTATTTTGTAAATACCGTTTGCCATATTAAATACTAACTATTAAATTTTCTAATTTTTTTATATTTTCACTTATAAACTTTCTCAGTTTAGTTATATCAATTTGTTCTTTTTCTAATTTACTAACATCATTTTTTCTAGTTTTAGATTCATAATGATATGACACGCAATTATGGTTAATATAGTTTTTAAAACCTAATAAGTAAATTCTCATATTCATTTCAACATCCTCAAAACAAGTGATATAATCATCATTAAACATACCAATCTTTAAAAAAAGATTTCTTCTTACCATACATAACGCGGCGGTAGAACCTAATGTTTCTTGAATATCTTTATTATGATTATAATAATTTTTGAAGTTTTTATGTGTTAAATTGATATCCCCTTTTGAATTTTTAAAAGTTAAAATTCCATCATGTTGTATTGTATTATCCTCAAAATGTAATCTACACCCAACCGTTCCTGTGTTTTTGTATTTTTCATATACTAACAACATACCTGTAATAACGTCATTTAATATTTTTATATCGTTATTACAAAACAAAAGAAATTCATAAGTTTCATCAATATAATTTTTTACAACATCATTATTTATTTTGGCAAAATTATAATAGTCGTACTCAATAAGTTTTATGTTACTGTACTTATTGAAAAATAGTTTCATTTGTTTTTTTTCATTTTCAGACGATCCTGTGTCTGCGACAAATATATCAAATATATTTTCATCACATTGATTGTTAAAAGATTTTACACACTCCTCTATTAAATGAACGTTCCCTTTTGTTGGTATTACAATTGCAACTTTTTTAAACTTTTTGAAGTTTTTTCTTTCTATCTTAGGAACATATATTTCTTGAGGTTTCAAATCTAAAGGTAAATTATTTTCCCATTTATTTAAAAACATTTTTTTACTTTCATAAAATTCAGCATTTGGTTGACCAACAGACTCGTGAGTTAAATCAAACGAAGATGTAACCCCAATTTTAACACCACTCAAATAATTTGGAATGGTGAACCCGTGATCGTAAAAATGAAATTTACCATAGGATTCATCGAATAAATGTTTTATTTTATTTTTGTTAAATGACATAAAAACCCCATCTATTGTAACAACAGGTACAATAAATGGAACTTTGGGTGAATATCTACTTAAAAACTTTTTTTGGTTTGATGGATGATGATAGACCTGACCTACCATAGTTTGATGTAATTTTTCCCAATAAACCCCTGATTTAGAAAAATAACAAGAGCCTGCTTTACCTATAATACCATATTCGGGGTTGTTTTCAAAATCAGACAACAATTTTTTACCCCATCCCTTTTCAAGCTTGATATCATTATGACAACAGACAACTATGTCATTTGTGGATTCTGCTATCCCTTTATTATATACTTCAGATAAACTGTATTGATTGTTATTTATATATTCTAATATCTGAACATTATCTAAACCAGTTGATTGTAATAAATGTTTTTTGAAATTGTTATTATATAATTCGTCTTTATGTGTTGAGTAGATTATCGTTATCATAATTTTCTAAAAAGTATTTTTTTGCATTTTTTTCCGCATTTATATATAATTTTTCATCGAGTTGAGTTTGGTATCCACTAGGAACTTCCGACCAATAACAATGTGTAAAATTTTCTCTATAATCAACAATTTTATAGTTTTTAAAAAAAAGGTTTCTAAACCAAGGGGTTCCAGAATCTAATCCAAAAAATCCAAAGAATGGAGTATCACCATTAGGGTATGTTTCATTATTAGATAGTTCTCTATTAATTAAACAAGCCCACTCATTTAGTCTACATTCCGTAAATCACCTACAGTCGGTTCCCATTCATAAAATTTTTCTCCACTACACAACCCATAATCGAAAGCCGGACAATTCCAACATTGACCAATTTGACCAATACCAATAGAATCACCTATTTTATTTAACATATCATTTATAATATTTCCAGTGTATAAAACATCATTATGAGTTATAAAAATAAATCTTTTTTCACTTTTTTCAAAACCATACTGATGCCTTACAGTAAATCTATCTGTTTCGTCATCAATGTTAAATTTTTCGTTATTTTTGTGGCCTAAAAATTTTTTGGGTGTATATGTTACCAAATTATCGAAGTACTTATAAATCCATTCTATCGTTTCATTGTATGGTTGATTTTTTTCTTTTATTAAAAAAATTTTATCTATATGTTTACCAGAGTGGAACATTAAACTTTTCAAAGTACACAATGTTTGCCATGGTTTACCATATACATTTATAACCACATCTACCTTTTCCATACTCATTATTATATACCAGTACTACCAAAACCTTTATTACTTCTTTCTTTATCTTCGATGTCAGAAACACTTTCAATATTTAACCATTTACCACACACTACAGGACAAAGAACTGCTTGTGCAACTTTCATCCCTTTCTTTATTGTGATTTCTTCATTATTTGTATTAAATAAAATAACTTTTATTTCGCCAGTATATCCTTGGTCCACAGTACCTGGTGAGTTTAAAACAAATATCCCCTGATTAATTGCCAAACCACTTTTCGATCTTACTTGAATCTCGTGATTTTCAGGAATATCAAACATTAAACCTGTTGATACAAGTTGTCTCCCAAAAGGTGGAATTATATAATCTGTAATAGAATGTAAATCAAACCCTGAATCTGTTTCATAAGCGAAACTTGGGATAATTGCATCGTCATGAATTTTCTTAATTAACAATTTTACTTTTGGTAAATCATCAGTGAAAACCTTCTCTAATTCATCTAAGTCGATACCAAACTTATCCATTATGTTTTGTAACTCCTTATCATCCATATCATCATTTTCAAAAAGACTCTCAATATCTTTTGTTTTATTTAAGATTTTTTCTAATTGTTTTTTTTCCATTATTTTAAACTTTTTAATTTCATTATTGCTTCTACCAACACGTTAACATCCGATTCACAATATTTAGAAATTCCATCTAAATCCTTTTTTTCCCAATACGTTGAGTGGACTTTATCTCCCGTTATTTCACCATCTTTTGGTGTAGGAATTTCTAAACATGCACACAATAAATCTAACGAACCAATAGAGGTATAGGCACCATATTGCCAAATTTCTTTAGTGTCAATTGCTTTGACTTCCCAAGGCTTGGTATCATAAGACGGTAAAATTTTAGATGGCATAATTCCATTGATAATCATTCTTTTTGCCATCATAGGAATATCAAAGTTTTTCAGATTATGACCACATAAATAAAAATCTAATTTTTGACATCTATCTAACAAATTTCTAACTTGAAGTAATAATTCTTTTTCATCTTCACCTGAGAAAGTTTGTTTTTTTATGTCTCCATTATCCATAACAAATGCCATAGAGACACAAACTATTTTAGCAAATTCAGGTACAAGTGCTGCCCTTTTTTGAAAAACCTCATCTTTAGATAAACCAATATCTTCAGGAAATCTCTTTTGAAACCAATCAAAATACTTATCGAATTGGTCGGCAACAGTAGGACTGAATTTTTGACACGAGTCGTAATCAGGACAACCCCCAACAGTCTCAATATCCAAAAACAATATTTTTGTTATGGGAATGTTAATCATAATTTATTTTATTAAAGATTTGTAGAATGATGCTCTTTCTTTTGTGACATTAGTTAAATCATATTTGTCTTTAACTGTTTCATATAATCTTTCACCCAAATCAATTATCATATTTGGGTTATTAACCAATGTTTTTATTCCTTTAGCCCAATCACTATGGTTTTTGGTTTCATCAACTAAGATTGCATTACCGTTTGTAAATCCACCACCTTTTGCAATTACATTGTTCAAGTCAATTGTATATGGACCAACGTTAGACGCAATTATTGCTTTTTTATAAAAACCAGCCTCAATAACCTTCAATTGTGATTTCATCCTGTTAAACACATGATTCTTAATCGGTGCTAATGATATGTCAAATTTAGAATAGTTTTTAGCGTATGAAGTAACAGGTCTCGTCCAAACCCTTACATAGTTTTCATTTTCCCAACCAATAAACTCACCCTCCTCAAATTTATCCAAGAATTCTTTGTATTTTGGGCTAACAATTTTATAATTGTCGGTAAATATTTGTTCATACTTGACCCATACAGTTTCTTCAGGTTTGATTGGTCTTTGTTTTTTTTCACCTGTTTCTTTATTGATTTCCGTAACAACTCCTCTTGTATCAAATCCACAAACATAATATTGTAATTTGTCTTTCATTGGGGATAACTTACTTACAAATCCATCTAATAATTTTAAATCGTGTAAGTGAGAAGAACCACCTAACCAACCAACTCTAATTTTTTCTGAAGGTAAAGTAGGTTCTTTATATTGTTGGTCATTAGGATCTATTGCATTTGGTAAAACAATTACATTTTTATTGTATTTTCTAATTTCATTTGCAAATATTTCTGTGGTAGTTGTTACATAAGAAGATGATTTAATATTTGCAACAATTTTTTCATGTAATTTATTTGATACAATTAACTGATGAATTGGATGTTCCTTTGTCGGTAACCAATAGTCATCAATATCACATATAACAATTATGCCATTTGATTTTAATTTTTCAATTAAACCGACTGAATCATTAATTTGTCCTATACTTCTATGAAAGTGTACTATTTGGTATTTTTTAAAGTAGTCTAAGTCTTCAACTTTTGGTTGATAATCAATATCAACATGAAAATCATTAGGGTATAAATTTTGTAATTTGACGTGTGGATCTACCGATCTGTATTTACCAACACCAGATTGGTCAGATGGTAGTACTAAAACATTTATTTTGCTCATATAGTTTTTTATGAAAATATATGAAGAAAATATTTTAATATCAATGAAAAAAAAATTACTTACTTAGCAATCTTTTTGATTTTGGATAATCGGCCTTCAAAAATATGTTGACCAACTCTGAATTTAAAAATATCATTAGTGTTTGATTCAGATTCAGTTAACAAACCATTTTCTTTTAAAACAGACTCTACTGTTTCTCTAACTATTTTTTTTATTTCATTTGATGATATACCAACAGAATTAGAGGAGTTATTAACGGTTTGTCTATTGTTGACTGGAGATTCTCCATTTGGTTTAGTATTCATTAAACGAGATGCTTTTTCAACCAACTCGTTAGATAACGTTGGTGTACTAACCGAACTTGCCGGTTGTTGGATTGGGTGTTCTAACATCAATCTTTTTATCTCATCAGGTAATTTTGAATTCATAATCTTATCCTCAGTATTTTCATACGTTTGTTGTCTAACTTCAGATTCAGATAAAAATTCTTGTGGTATATTGTAATTTCCGGCGACTGGTTTAAAGTCCTGAACTGTTATATCTTGTTCGTTATTTTGTGGTGATTGATTTCTACCGATAACTTCATGTTTTTCCATTATTTTTTTAGAAACCATTAATTTTTGTAATAGAGCTTGTTCTGAATTCATATTAATCAAATATCGCGTTTATTATAACTCTTGACATACTTTTATCACCGTTTGGATTATAGTTAGGTCTAATCTCATTGAACTTTTCCATAGTAGGTTTAAATGCAATTATTTTGTCAATCCTAAATAATCTCCAACTCGGTAATGGTTTTTTACCAAGATAACCTCTATGAGACGAACCTTCTAAATCCCATGCTCTTAAAACAGGGTTACCAGTTTTACTATAACCAAAACAAACAGGTTCAATTATTCTCAAACCCTTTCCTCCTGGTTCATCTCCATCATAGTAAATTATAACCCGTCTCTTTTTCTTAATTGCATCAACAACTGAAGAAATAGAGGCTACCTCAACAATAACATCTTTAAAAGAATTGTAAAGTTTCATTAGGTTGGTTTAGTGTATGGGTTATCTTTCTTGTATTTGTTTATTACAATCTCCGCTTTACGCTCTATAATATCCAAATTATTCCCACCATTAATTGAATCTAAAAAAATACCAGTACCTTTACCTTTGATGTCTCCATCACTCAGAGCATCAGGGTTTGTTGAGGAATACTGAAATGTATCTTTATAATCATTTTTAGGTATTAATTTTTTTCTTTCTAAATCAGCATACTGTGAAAGAAGATTGTTTGGTTGACTATAATCCATCGGTTCTAATACTGGCATATCAAATTGTTTTTTTAATTAAATAGTTTATCCTATCTAGGCTTTCTTGTATTTTTATATTATCTGTGTCATCTTCTGGGTCGAACATACTTGCAATCGGACCCAAATCCTTTAAAAAATCTTTATCAACAGGTTCACTTGGCATATACTCTTTATCTATTTTTTTTGTGAAACCATCATTATCTCTCATTTGTCTAATTGTATTAGATACCCAATTTCTCATGTAGTCTCCTCCATTGAGAATATAAGGGGCGTCTTCTTTATTCCCATTGAAATATCTAAACCAATTATCAATTCTTTCTAGTTGCTGAAACGTTGCGTATTTACTATTCCTTAATTCTTCGTTTCTTTTGTGTCCCTCAACACTAGAATCAGAATTTGGAACTCTTTCAAAACAAACAGTCAAGTGATCCAAAACAGGTTTTGGTATATCAATAGTTTTATTGTATAAATCTTTATTCACCTTTTTTTAAAATTCTCACTAATTTATTGATATCTATATTTTCTTTATCTGCTATATTTTTTATTGATTCAAGATTTCGTTTAAGTATTTTGAAAATTGTCTCGTTTTCTTCTGTTTCGGTTTTTTTTATTAAGTCGGTATTTTTTCCTCTTTTTGATAAAATAATCTCATCAAGAATCGATTCAACCTTTTCTTTTTCTAATTCAGATAATCTTCTTTTAGTAAAAGCACCCCTTACTTGAGTTTTTAATTTTGGGTCAAATCCAAAATCTTTACATCTGCTCTTTCTATCATCAATATCGTCAATTCCTAACTCTTTGAATATCGACAAACACTGTTTAAAGGTTTTAGCGTTTCTTGTTTCTTCATAACCAAAGGCCTCTGAATAGTCAACCTCATCTAAAATTTTTCCATCCTTTTCTTCCGATTCACCGTAGTAAACTCGTATAAAAGGGAACTGACTTACCCGTGATGATCTTGCCGTTTGGTCCATAGTTTTTCTTGGATGCAAGTCCAATTTTAATAACGGAATATTAGAACCTAATGGAGAACCGTCAGCACCAACAAGTTCATCAATTTCACCATCAGTTTTAACTTCCTTATCTTCTTTATATTTTTCAGGTACTTTACTGTTGAGTTTAATACCTAATTTTTGACTTAACTTAACTATAAATGGTGTAGCAATAGAAGAACCTGGAACTACTTGTAGTACTATTAAAGGTATTAGTTTCAAAATATCAGAAGATTGGTCTTTGATGAATTTTTTATCCTCATCACTTAAATCAAAATCTTTTTTCCTAATATATTCTTTTGCTGCCCCAATTATAATCCTGACCAATAAACGAGTTTCTTTAAACTCACTTACGGCAGTATCTTTGTACGACTTCAAAGTTTTACTTATAGTTTCTATCGTTTTATTTTTTTTCTCAGTCAATATATTATCTAAATAAGACATAAATACTTTTTTATATAAATACTTTGATATGTTGTATTTATAAAATAAAAAGAATGTCATATCAAAATATTAATCAATATGTTTATCCAAAACTAAAAATAGGTCTCATTTATGATTCTATGGATATGTCATTAACTTCTGATGAAAGAGATTTTAATGAAGAAGTGGTGTTTTCTCCGTATTTGATTGCTGAAACTTATGGAGACAAGTTACCAATAAATATAGACATTAATAACCCATTGACATCACAGGGTTTAAATCTGACGTATAAGAATTTTAATTCTAATAATGTTTTTGTTTCACAAAACTATTTTAACCCAAATGATGATGATTTAACTTGTTTTTCTTCATCAACTTTGTGTGACGTAGGATTAACTGGCATTGATAATGGATTAGTTAATAAAATGACTGGAGAAACTTTAAACTTTACAAAAGGGTTATATAGTGATTTTTTAAAGTTTGATAGATTACATTTTGACAGAAGATTCAAAATGTTTCAAACAACAGGATATACTGAAACTAATCAAAGATTTTCAGGTATAAACAAAACAACATTATATGAAATTGTAAGTAAACAAGATTCAACCGTTGGTAAATATCATGAATTATATGGTGGTTTTTATCAAGGGTTTTATAAACTTTTTGGTTTTGATTATGAAGTTTTACCTGAAAGAATGTCAAAGGGTTGGAGTGTAGAAATAATATTAAAACCTAGACTCATAAATGAATACTTTCCTTTATCAAGTGAAACAACTCTTAACCTAATATATCCTCAAAACAAAAATACATTTTTTTATCTTGGTACAAGGGCGGAAAATAAATTTTACCATCATGCGGACGGATATCCAAATTGTCTTAGTGGTTATACAAGAGTAACAAATTCTTTAAGTGGTTGTCCATCTACTTGTGCGTGTTGTGATAAAACAGTGACTAATAGTAGATGTATATACATATATCCCCCAAGATCGATTAACAATCAACATGACCCTCATATAAATTATGGATGTGATTTATGTGGTGGTGATAAAAGAATGTCGGTTAGTTGTGGATGTGGTTGTAATGATAAACCTTGTGAAACTTGTGGGTGGGAGTGTCAGACACACAAATGTGAAACCGTAATACTACCAACCCCAACCCCAACACCAACGTCAACACCACAACCAACCTGTACAATATCCAAACCTGTGTGTACTCCAAGTTGTACTGTATGTGAAGAATGTAAAGACTGTATAAACTGCGGTTCAACAGGGTTTACATCAATAGAAAACACTTGTGAGACAGACCCTCTTTTTGATGTAATGTCAAACAACATTTCATTTAAATTATGTGGTGATGTTAAAAATCCACAAATAGGGGTAAAAGTTTTAAGGTTTACGGGTGACTGTGAAACAACAGGGACTTGTGTTACAGGGCAAACATATGTTACTGGTTATACGATAGAGGAATTTTGTACTCCACCAATTTACCCTTACTGTGAGATAGTAAATCCGGCATTTTTAAATGAAGAACATTGGTTTTTAGTAGATGTTGTTTGGGAAAGATATTCATGGTATGATTACTGTGATTTAAAATATTATGGAGGATTGGGTGACATAACAAAATTTGAGTACTTAGATTCTTTAGCGGGTAATTCAGTTGAGTTAATAAAACCACCTTTAACTCACAATGACCAAAATGGTGAACTTATAGAGTTAGTTAATTTAAATAACATATGGTTAGACGATAAAAAATATCGATTAGGAAGACTAAAAATATATGTTAACGGTAAAAAAATATTCACCAAAGAAAACTTTGAGGAGGTTATACCAAGAGGTCTTAACACCGATAAAGAAAAACAAATAGGAGTTCCATTTAATATTTCATGGGGAGGAGGAACTCAAGGGTTACACGAAAATCTTACATTTTCTTCTTGTACTGGTTTGACCTCAAATTATATACAAGACCCTGAATGTTTACCAAATAATATTTTAAGTGCAACAACTTTATCTGGTTTAAATACAAATATATTATTGGAACAAAATTTTGGGGGTACATTTGAGGGTGCTATATCTCAATTTAGAATGTATGTCGAACCTTTAAGTTCTGATGAGGTAAAACATAATTTTAAACTACTTAAAGGTAAATTTGATTTATTTGACCCCGATTGTCCAAATTGTGATACAACAATTTGTTTAACAAATGATTTTACATTTAGTATAAACAATGAGATTGTTACCACCACCACAACGTTAGTAACAACCACAACAACAACAGGTGAACCTTTATTACCGTTTGAATTAGGTAGGGTTGAAAAAGAAGATAAGAGGGATTTAAATTATCTAATTAAAAATAATTTTTCAAAATTAAGTACTGTAGTAAAACCAAATTCATCATCAACAATTACCTCAAGGTATTGGAACGACGATGGTTGGTGGGGAGATCAAGGTAGAACACCTCAATGTGTTGGGTTTTCATGGTCACATTGGTTAGAAGACGGACCAACAGAACAAGGTGGAATACCTCCAATTATTAAACCAAATATTATATATACTGAATCTCAAAAAATTGACGAATGGCCAGGAGAAAACTATGCAGGAACGTCAGTTCGTGCTGGCGCCAAATATTTACAAAAGATAGGTAAAATAAAATCGTACTATTGGGCTTTCGATTTAAATACATTAATTGATACGGTAATGAAGATTGGACCTGTAGTTGTGGGCACAAATTGGTATTACAATATGTTTTTTCCAGACAAAAATGGACTTATAAGGGTTGGGGGTAGAAATTCAGGAGGTCATGCTTATGTAATTAATGGTGTTGATATTAAAAACAAAACATTTAGAATAAAAAATAGTTGGGGTAAAAATTGGGGAAAAAATGGAAGAGCAACTATATCCTTTAATGATATGAATAGATTAATAAAAGAACGTGGTGAGATTTGTATTGCCACAGAAATTGCAAGTTAATAAAATGTCACTAAGTATAACAATTAATAGTAAAAATTTTGAAGGTAAAACTGTAAATGTTTTATTTAAACCAGACAATGATAATATTACCCTAAATTTGGGGTTTGTGACTTTACCTTTTGTTTTTTATCCTAATGAACTTAACCCATCAAGACAGGTTTATGGAACTTATACTATTTTAGTTGAGGATGGTCAGTGTTTGAATATTTTAAACGTTCCTAGATCAACACCTACACCAACACCTACATTGACTTTGACCAAGACACCAACCCCTACACCAACAACTACACTAACACCTACACCTTCATTAGACCCTTGTAAAGTACCTACACCTACACCTAGTGTGACAACAACACCGACAATTACCCCAACACTAACACCAACACCTACGGAAACTTGTACAAACCCATGTGGTTGTCCAAAACCATCGAACACACCTAAACCAAGTAAAACTCCTAAACCAACTCAAACTTGTACAAATCCATGTGGATGTACCCCAACTCCTACTATAACACCTACTGTCACTAATACTCCTACTGTTACTAATACTCCTACTGTTACTAATACTCCTACTATAACTCCTACTGTTACTAATACTCCTACTATAACGCCTACTGTTACTAATACTCCTACTATAACGCCTACTATAACACCTACTATAACACCTACTGTTACTAATACTCCTACTATAACACCTACTGTTACCCCAACATCAGAACAAATAATAATAGATGCAATATTGACTAATGATATTTTCTACATTATTACTGGTGAAGATGAATATTTAAAATATTAAATTATAAACTATTTATAAAAAAAATAAAAATGCCGCTTACAGGAAAAACGATAACACAATTACCATATGTAAATTACACTGGATTTACCTCAAATGATTTGTTGGTTATTGAAAATCTTCAAGTCCCCTCTGGTGTTACCAAATCGACTAAAATAACAGATATAAAAAATTATGTTTTCAGTGGTTTTTCTGATGTTTATGTAACAGGGGGAACATATACGAATGGTGAAATATTATTCAAAAATAATTCAGGAGGATCATTTACGGTTACAGGACTACCTATTGGGGGTGCTGGAGGTGAAGTTTATTATTTAAATCTATCACAATCACAGTCTCCTTATCAAGAATTTTCACCAATAGGAACAAATTTAACGGAACAAACAACAGGGGTAACAATAAACAGTGGTGTTACATCAACAATCGCATCGTTTTTAACCCCAATAGGTTACCCAAATACAACAAAAATACCTGCGGGTGTTTGGAGTTTTTACTTACACTCATATAAGGACGTAATAAACGCTTCTTTTGAAGTATTTTGTGAGGTATATGTTTATACAACAGGTGGAACCGAAACCCTAATACTTACAACCGCACCATCCGAGGTATTAACATATTCACCAACAACTTCAATGGAACTTACCGACGGTTATTATAGTGGGAGTACTATTGATATTACGGATAGAATCTTAGTTAAAGTAAGGTCAACAAACACCGGATCTCAGACAAACACAATAACATTTTTTACTGAAGGACAACAAAATTATTCTTATGGGATTACACCATTTAGTAATTTTAATGCTCTTACTTGTGAAACTTTAAGTGGGTGTACCACAATAGTTAATTTAGAAAATAATAAAGTTAACAAAAGTGGTGATACAATGACAGGTACATTAAATGTTCCAACAATATCGGCAACAACGTATCTTAATGTCCCTTCGTTTGTTAATATGCTATTTGGTCACAGCACTTTAAATCCTGTCGATGCAACAACTTACTATATCGGGTCGTTATCAACATTAACCCCAAGTACAACAAACAGAGATCCTTGGAACATTGTAAGCCAATATACGGGTCTAATAACTGAGGTAATAATATCATCGAATTTCGTGGGAGGGTCTAATGAAAACTCAACGATGACAATCAATAATTTATCAGGGGGAACATCTCAAACAATTTCATCGACATTACAATTTACATCAGGTAGTTCTACTACCATATTATCCGAAACTTTTTTAGGAACTACACAACCTGCGGGATGGGCATCGGTTTTTGTAACATATATTAATAGTTATGCCGGACTTACAGGAATAACATCGACATTAACATCACCTACATTTGATGGGTCGTCTTATGTTTCTTTAGTTGTTTCATTAGATATTGCAACTTTTGGGTCAGGTACTGACGGACCTGTATTGGTGGAATATTCGTTAGATAACGGTTCTACATGGGCAACTGCGGGTCTTACCGCAACACCAACGGCCTCGAGTCCATACATCCCAACTTCAGTAACCGTTCCCGCAACTTCAAACCAAATGAAAATTAGGTTTAGTATTAATCCAGGAGGTACTAAAGGTAAAAGAATAAGAAATGTGGTTGTTTCAGGAATATCGTTCAGCCCAACAGTTAATAATAATTTTGTTTTAGGAACTCCATTATCGGTAACAAGTGGTGATAAATTACAAGTTAGATGGATTACACCAACATGGACTACAAATCCAACAACGGTAACTACAATGATAAATTTAAAAATAAAATTATAACATAATGAAAAAAGAAAAATATTACCAAATAATTACGGTTTTAAATAAAAAAACTGTGGTTTATTATGATGAAAATAATATTGAGGAATTCAGAGAAAACTATGTATCAGGTTATGTTATTAAGGAAGGTTATATCTCATTTCATTTAACTTTAGAAGTTCCTGAAATTTACAATACAGTTAGTGAAGAAATAAAAAATTTATATCTTAATGTAATTTTGGATGGTGAAAACATTAACGAAGATAATACATTAACTGTTACTGGATCTGAAACTTTAAAACATAAAATTAGAGTTTTATATTCTGAAAAAATATCAAATATTTTTAATCTTAGGGAATCGGTAGAAAGATATGTTTTAGGTGGTGAATTAATACCACAAACAATAATGGATCAAAGAGAAACATTAAAAACTGAATACCATAATTTAATTACCTATTTAGGTTTGTAAGAATATTTTTTATAGTGTCAAACGATATTACAATAACTAATATAACAGGAACAACACCATTTGATGTTTATGTTTGTGATATTACAAATACATTATGTGTTTTTATAACGGGATTAACTTCATGTCCACCAAGTTATACATTTACGGTTCCATCGTCTTTAGATACTTCATGTTAGTTATTAAATAAAATAGTTGATGCCGATAGTTGTGAAAAATTTGAATTTTATTCTTGTGCATCCCCAACACCAACAACAACAATAAACCCTTGCTAAAATTCAAATTGAGTTTATATTTATTTGTATGCCAACACAAGTTGTAATTACAGGTGTCACAGGAACTCCACCTTTTGAAATATCGGTATGTGATATCACTAACTCATTCTGTGTTGTTGAGAATTCTTCCGTTACAATACCTCCTAATTACTCTTTTGATTTACCATTCCCTTTTAATGGGTCAACTTCTTTTATTGTTAAAATAACCGATAATCAAGGTTGTGAAGTATTTCATCCTTATTATTGTGTAACATCAACACCTACACCTACTTTAACCCCATCCCCAACATCAACACCAACAAATCTTTGTTATTGTTTGAGACTTGAGAATACCTCAACAGTTTCTGGATACTTTGATTATACTGATTGTTTTGGTAATCAACAAACAAACATTGAGGTGTCAAGTGGAATTACTTATTTTGCTTGTGGTACAAATCCAACAAATATAATTAATTTAAACTTAGGAATAGGTGATTTATGTTTTGAATTTGGGTGTACTCCACCGTACCCAAGTTTTTCACAAACACCCACACCAACTGTTACTCCAACAGTTACACCAACCGTTACACCTACCGCAACTCCTACTGTTACACCTACCGCAACTCCTACAAAAACCCCAACTCCTACACCAACTGTTACACCTACAATTTCAGTCACCCCAACAGTTACACCAACTGTCACACCAACAAAAACTTCTACACCTACACCAACTGTAACACCAACTGTAACACCTACAGTAACACCAACAGTAACACCAACAAAAACTTCTACACCTACACCAACTGTAACACCTACCGTTACAACAACACCTACTCCAACAGTTACACCAACAAAGACTACTACTCCTACACCAACTGTTACACCTACAATTTCATTAACACCAACAACCACCCCAACAGTTACACCAACTGTCACACCTACAAAAACATCTACCCCTACACCAACTGTAACACCTACAATTTCAGTTACTCCTACAGTTACACCAACTGTTACTCCTACAGTTACACCAACAGTTACGCCTACAATTTCAGTTACACCAACCGTTACACCAACAAAAACTTCTACACCTACACCAACTATAACCCCAACTGTTACACCTACAATTTCAGTCACACCAACAACAACACCCACACCAACCGTTACACCTACAATTTCAGTTACACCAACAGTAACTCCAACAGTAACTCCAACAGTAACTCCATCACCAATAGTGAAACCATTCTTAGCACAAGAAAATATGTTTTTAATTTTACAAGAAGATGGTGGAAGAATAATTGTTACTTAAATATATTTATATATAAATTATGGCAGATTTACCAATATCATCACTCCCTTTTGCAACGACAGGTTATTCTAATTCACTAATGCCTATCGTTAATTACAATCCTATATCTACGGGTAGAACTGAAGCGTTACCTTATAGTTCTTTTACAAGTACATTCTTGACTGGTATAACAATTAATAATAATGTTAACGATAATTTAATTACCGCAACTGGATCACCCAACACTTTAAATGGTGAAGTAAATGCTAAATTTGATGGTACAACATTGATTTTAACTAAAAATTCAGCGTCCCCAAATATTTCATTAAGAGACACTGGATCAACACAGGATGCATTCATAAGGTTTTTATCAACGTCCGCATCTACACCATCTTACGCCTTTGGTGTTGATAGGTCCGACAACAATATTTTTAAACTTTCTTATTCGTCAGGATCTGGTGCGGTCTTAGGAACAAATGATTTAATAAAAATAAATTGGTCAGGGGGTACACCAATATATAATTTAGGTCCTAATGTTAACTCAGTACAAATAGAAACAGCAACAGATTCTGCTAGAATTACAGTGAGAGATTCGGTAGGCGGTGTAGATTCTTCATTTACAAGATTTACTAATTATAGTGAGATTGATGCGAACTCTACCTCATCAAACGAACCGTTTTATATAAATAATAGTTCGACAAGTGGTTTAACTAGTTTTGGTGGTAGTGGTACAAATGACCAAATGATTTTTTACCCATCAGTAAGAACGGATTTACCGACAATAGGTGGATCTGGTTTGTATATCAAACAAAAATTAAGAGTTGATAAAGAAATATCGGTAGGTACGGTATCGAGCACTGGCGTTGCATTATATAGAAACGCAACAACAGGAATACTGACAACAACATCATCTGATGTAAGATTGAAGGAAAATATAATACCAATAAGTGGTGCAACAGATATTGTTAAAAATTTAAGAGGGGTTTATTTTAATTATAAAAACGCTGAAAATTTTGAGGTAGATGACCAAAGTAGACAAATAGGTATGATTGCACAAGAAGTAGAATCATTCTTACCTGAAGCGGTAACATTCAATGGCATATCAGATTACAAAACAATACGTTATTCCGAAATGGTTTCATTATTAGTTGAATCTACAAAAGAACAACAAAAAATTATAGAAAGGTTGACAACAGAAATAGAGTCTTTAAAAACAAGAGTGTCAAACTTAGAGTCAAGAAACAGTTAGTAATAGTTACTATCAAACAAAAATCTAAAACGTTATCTCGGTAACATTTATTTTCAAAATGAGTTGCTCTATTATTTTAAATAAAAAATGAAAATTTTTATTCAAATTGCATCCTATAGAGATCCTCAACTTATACCAACAATTAAAGATTGTATTGATAAAGCTAAAAAACCTGAAAACCTAAGATTTGGGATTTGTAGACAATATCATTCTGAAGATAAATTTGATGATTTATCAGAATATGAGAGTGACAAGAGATTTAGAATTTTAAATGTCCCGTATCAAGAATCAACAGGTGTTTGTTGGGCAAGAAATCAAGTCCAACAGTTATATAATGGGGAGGAATACACCCTTCAGTTGGATTCTCATATGAGATTCGAAAAAAATTGGGATGACACATTAATTAAAATGGTTAAACAATTACAAAAAAAAGGACATAAAAAGCCATTATTAACGGGTTATGTTTCTTCTTTTGACCCTGACAATGACCCACAAGGAAGAGTTAATGAACCTTGGCGAATGGTTTTTGATAGATTTACACCTGAAGGTGTTGTTTTCTTTTTACCTGAAGTTATTCCTAATTGGAAAACTCTTAAACAACCAATTCCTGCAAGATTTTATTCTGCGCATTTTGCTTTTACATTAGGAGAATTTTCCAATGAGGTTCAACACGATCCTGAATACTATTTTCATGGAGAGGAAATATCAATTGCCGTAAGAGCATATACACATGGTTATGATTTATTTCACCCACACAAAACCGTAATTTGGCACGAATATACAAGAAAAGGTAGAACAAAACAGTGGGATGATGACAAACAATGGTTTATAAAAAATCAGAATTGTCATAAAAAAAATAGACAAGTGTTAGGTGTAGATGGTGAAAAATATGATGGGGACTTAGGAAAATATGGATTTGGCACAGAAAGAACAGTAAGAGATTACGAAAAATATTCTGGTATATTATTCTCAAAAAGAGGAATTCAACAGTATACTATAGATAAAAAATATCCTCCAAATCCGTATGATTATACAAATGAACAAGAATGGATGGATAGTTTCTCAAAGATATTTAAACATTGTATTGATGTGTCTTTCAATGATGTTTCTGAGAATGATTATGAATTTTGGGTTGTTGCGTTTCATAACGAAAAAGATGAAACTTTATATAGACAAGACGCAGATACCTCAGAAATACTTAGAATGAAACAAGACCCTGATGGTTATTGTAAAATATGGAGAGAATTTAATACAACTGAAAACCCTAAATATTGGGTTGTTTGGCCTTACAGTAAATCCAAAGGGTGGTGTAATAGAATAAGTGGAAATTTATAAAAAAATGAAACTACATATAAGGAACGAACAAAGACAAATTCGATTTGGGGATAAAGATTTTTATATTACTAATTTTTTTAATAAATTATTGACCGAACTACAAAAAAAATTTAACGACTTCTCTTTTGAGATTGTTAACGACACAAATTACGAAAAGTACGGTCAGGGAGGAATTTATAGTTGTATGAATTTTTCAATAGTGAACCCTGAAAATAAAAAATATATTTTAATTTCTTTTTTTGACAATTGGAAATACCATTTCATGTCTCACTTAGGTTGGGATGCGGAAAACATGGTTCAATTTTTTTATCCAGGAGGGTTTAATTTCTACGATTACTATACATTCAAAACAAACACAAAAAACAATTTAGATGTAAAATTTCCAAATGACATTAAAAATATTTATGAACCTTTTTATTATGGGCCTTATTTTGATTGTTGTTATGATTTTATGAATTCTTTATATGAAAAAAACAAAAACTCAGATAAAGAAAAAAAACTTTTTTTTAGGGGGTGGTTATGGGATTTTAGAAAAAAAATGGTAAATGAAATTGTAACAGATGACATTATTATTATTGACAAAAATGTTGATAACCAAAATATGGAGTATACTGAATATCTGAATGACTTATCAAAATATAAAGTATCTTTAAGTCTACCAGGTGGAAATGAAATGTGTAATAGGGACATTGAATGTTTTGGGGTAGGGATACCTGTAATTAGACCTCATTTAAATATTAATTATCCAGACCCATTAATACCTAATTTTCATTATATAAGTTGTTATCATTCCTGTGATTATTCTTTCGATGGACATCCTAAATACAACTCATACACCGATTTCAAAAATAACTTAATTACAACATGGAATAGAGTGAAAAATAATGACGAATATTTAAACTTTGTATCGGAAAATGCTAAAAATTGGTTTGATAAAAACTGTACTTTACCATCAAACATTGAATACTTAATAAACCGAATAGACTTGAAAAAACTTCTTTAAATGAATTTAACTGAAATTAAAAATAAACTTTCATGCTCAACAAAAAATTGTTTTGAAAACGATTATTTTGATATTAATTTTCGTAATGGTGTTGTGAATCACGTAAGTTACAATGGTCTGTCAATTGAACAAAATCCGAATATTGTTGATAGATTTAATGATTTAATTAAATTACATAAACCAAGTAGAGTGTTAGAAATAGGAACTTTTCACGGTGGGTTAACTGAAATAATTAGGGACTTATTGGATTTAAATAATTTAAAGGATTCTGAACTTATATCTTATGATGTCTCAATACCGGAATTTACAAAAAAAAGATTAGAAAAAAAAAGGATATCCCTTATAGTAAAAAACTTATTTTTGATTGACTATAGCGACTTTTTTGATAATCAATGTATGAATGAATTAAAAGAGTACATTCAATTAAAAGGTACAACATTAGTTCTATGTGATGGAGGTAGTAAAAAAAATGAATTCAGATTAATTTCTAAATTATTAAAAACAGGTGATATAATAATGGCACATGATTATTCACCAAACGAAGAGTATTTTGAAAAAAAAATGAAAAACAATTTTTGGAACTGGATGGAAATACAGGATTCGGACATAGATGGTACTAATATAAAATATAATTTAACACCACTTAAAGAGACATCATTTTTAGAAGTGGGTTGGGTTTGTAAAATTAAGAATTAAAAAATGATAGCAGTTCAAATAGGGTCGAACAGAGGATTCGATGATTTCACAGATTTAATACAAAATGAAAATATCAATAAATTAATACTTGTAGAACCTTTCATTGAACATAATGAAAGTTTATTAAAATGTTATTCTCATGTTGGGAATATTAATTTGGAAAATATAATAATAACCGATGATGAAAATCTAACAAAGGAGAAAATTTATTTTCATGAAGAAGATACTAACCATATTAATAAGTTTGAATTGGCTAGTTTAAACAAAACCCATTCAATAAAAGTTAGAAATCATTATACAGAAAATGGTGTTTGTTATCGTGAACTTGATTGTTTATGTATTAACCGTTTATTAGAAAAATACAATTTAACCAAAATTGACATACTTTATATTGATACAGAAGGTTTTGATGATAAAATCATTAAATCAATAAATTTTAATAAATTTATTATTGATAAGATTTATTATGAAAATTTACATATAAACGGAATAGAGTTAAAAAACTTTTTGATAAATAAAAATTATATTATAACCCATAATGTTGGTTATGGGGGATGGTCTGATTATGCGGAATTAAAAAAATAAAAATGGATAAAATAACATTAGTCACTGGTTTATGGGACATTGGTAGAGGTAATCTAGAAGAAGGATGGTCTAGAAGCTATGAACATTATCTAAACAAGTTGGAAGAATTGTTGAGGGTTGATTGCAATCTTATAATATACGGAGATGAAAATCTTAAACATTTTGTTAATGAAAGGCGTGATTCAGATAAAACCCAATTTATTTTAAGGGATTTAAATTGGTTTAAGTCAAACGATTATTACGAGACAATACAAACAATAAGAACTAACCCAAATTGGTATAATCAGGTTGGGTGGTTAAAAGAGTCAACACAATCCAAACTTGATATGTATAATCCACTTGTAATGTCAAAAATGTTTCTTCTTCATGATGCAAAAATATTGGATAAATTTAATTCTGATAAATTATTTTGGATAGATGCCGGAATCACAAATACTGTTCATTCAGGTTATTTTACACATGACGATGTTTTAAATAAAATAAAAAGTTTAACAGAAAAATTTTTATTTATTTGTTTTCCGTATGAGACCAATACGGAAATACATGGTTTTAATTATGAAAAAATGTGTGAACTTTCTACACAAAACCCCAAGTTTGTTTGTAGAGGTGGTTTTTTTGGTGGGAATAAAGACACAATTTCGGAAATGAATTCTAAATATTATAGTTTGATGATGGATACATTAAAAAATGGTTTGATGGGGACTGAAGAAAGTTTGTTTACAATTATGACTTATTTGTATCCTAACTTAATAGATTATTGTGAAATAGAATCAAACGGACTTTTATACCGATTTTTTGAAGACGTAAAAAATGAAACCGTAAAAATTAAATCTATTACATCTAATATAGAAAAAACAAAAATAATTAAGGAAGTAAAAGACATAGGACTATATGTAATCTCTTTCAATTCCCCGAAACAATTTGAGACTTTAATTGACTCTATGTTAGAATATGATACTAATTTTTTAAATAAAACAAATAAGTTTTTATTAAATAATTCTACTGACCTATCAACAACAGAAAAATATCTACAATTATGTGATATGTATGGATTTGTTCATATCAAAAAAGATAACATAGGAATTACAGGTGGAAGGCAATTTATTGCGGAACATTTTAATGACCAAGAAAATTTAAGTCACTATTTCTTTTTTGAGGATGATATGTTTTTTTACAATGGTATAGACAATGTATGTAAAAATGGGTTCAACAGAAAGATTAAAAATTTGTTTAACTCGTCAATTGAAATTATGACTAAAGAAGGTTTTGATTTTTTAAAATTAAATTTTACGGAATTTTTTGGTAGTCATGACAAACAATGGTCTTGGTATAATGTCCCTCAATCATTTAGAGAATCTCACTGGCCTGAAAATAAAAACTTACCTAAACAAGGATTGGATAAAGATTCCCCAAACTTAGAGTTTAAATATATAAAGTCCCATAAAAATGTACCATATGCTAGTGGTGAAATATATCTTTCTAATTGGCCAATTATAATGTCTAAAGAGGGTAACTACAAATGTTATTTAGAAACTAAATTTCAACACCCATATGAACAGACACTTATGAGTCATTGTTATCAAGAAACTATTAAAGGTAAAATTAACCCAGCTGTTTTATTATTAACACCAACCGAACATAATAGATTTGAATTTTACGAAGCCCATCTTAGAAAAGAATGTTGATTGATATATTTATTATTAAAAACATTTAATGGAATTCTTTATTAAGAAAAACGCTACTTTACCTCTACTAAAAATACAAGTTGTTAAAGATGGAAGAAGTGACTTCAATAGAATGATGTCTTTAATAGAAGAATCTGCAATATTCTTTTCTATGGTTGACATAGAAACAGGTATTCCTAAAATAGTTACTAGACCAGCGGGATTTGTGTCTAAAAAATTATTAGAACCAAACGCAGACCCCGAATATTATGTATATTACCAATTTCAAAATAAAGACACAAATAAAGTCGGGAGATACGAAGGTCAATTTTTATTACGAAATTCTGATGGGGTTTTAATTTTACCAATTAGAGAAAAACTTTTTATAAATGTTCAGGAGTCTTATATTGCGGATGATTTACCTTATGATTCATGTTATGTAAGTGAATTCCCATGTTGTGTTGATGTACCTTTTAAAACAACCACAACTACCACTACAACTCCTTGTCCGACTTGTCAACCGTGCCCACCTATTACAACGACAACAACAACAAGTCCTGTAGTAACAACGACAACAACAATACCATTGGAAGTAGTTTTAAATGTGGTAATTACGACAGGTTCAACAATTATTGATTACAATTTAACCGCAAACCAAAATGTTAATGAACCAGTGTTGATGTATTTTACACATACTCTTGATGTTTATAGTGGTAACCCAATTACTATCACAACAGGTGTTACTATAGATTTACAAGATATTTCGGGGACAACACAAGTTATTTTAGATGTGGATTACAATAATCTTACAAGAAATGATGTTTTTTCTAACATACTATTTAGTCCAAATTATTTAACATATACTATAAATGAAATCTACTCTATAACCCCAACACCAACACCTACAGTTACACCAACACCTACAGTTACACCAACACCTACAGTTACACCAACACCTACAGTTACACCAACACCTACAGTTACACCAACACCTACAGTTACCCAGAAATTATATATACCGTAAGTATTTATGTCTCAAGTGGTTCAGTTGTTACTTATTTTACTGTAAATTCAAATATCCCTATCAATAAAAACGTCTCATTACCAATAAGTGTTAATTTAGATTTAATTGGTGGTGGGGATATAACAATAGGGTCAACAGTAATAATACCAAAAAATGAGACATCAGGTCAAACAATTTCTACTAATCCTGCTTTAAATTATAGTTTGTTAACCAAAACGGGAGAAGTGTTCATCCAACCTATTGACATTGATTTTCCATTAAATATTTTAGTTAACGAACTACAATTTGAACAAGAACCCACTCCAACACCAACTCCAACACCAACCTAAACGATGTAACATCTTAACTTAATTAATAAACAAAATATGATATTTATATAAAAAAACAAAAAAATGATACTTTCAGGAAAAACAATAGGAGAATTAGCACTATCAACAGGAATAACAAGTAATTCGTTATTTCCAATCGAACAAAGTGGTTTCACTTTTCATATTCCTTATTCAGGTTTATCAACAGGTGGAGGAACTTATGAAGAAGTAACTTACGATGAGTTATATTCTTTATATACTGGAGGAACTTTAACACCTGGCGGTTATTATTTAATGACCGATTTTCAAACTTGTTACGACCAACCTAATTTCAATAATGTTGGTGACCCAATTGTGACAGGTAACTATAAAACGGGTAATACTGAACCATTGTTATTATTAGCAACTTCAACAACAGGATTTTCACCAACTGTATATTCAACATTATACCCACAAGATAAAATTACTTATGATATAAATTGGAATACAACTGAGGTCACATCAAGTCCTGCGAAGGGTAGGATTACAGAAAGAATTGATGAAAAAAATAACAGAGCCGATTATGATTTCAGAGCAGTTCAATTTATAAGATACGAAGGTTTTTTTTCTGAACAATTACTAGATGGTAGTATTACTATTGACCCAACAGGACTTGTTACAGGGTTTACAACTTTTTTTAACAGTGACTTTGTTGTTGGAGACATTTTAGGAGTTTACAATAATTTTGGTCAATTTCCGATTGGTTCTTTTGGGTATTTTGAAATTACAAGTATAACAAGTGATACCGAAATGTATGTCACAGGAACTACAATACCTACCATATCCGACACATATTATTCAAGAGGTATATCTTTACCTCAACATATGAGTCCATTCCAATGTAACGTTATAAGTTCTGGATATACAGGGTTTTCAGAATATTATACTTTTAATAATAATTTAAATTTAAATACTTATTTGGGTAATTTTAATAATTACAACACATTTTTACTATCCAACAATGTATTTTTATCAGGAACTTATAGAAATAACTATTTTGGTGGAGGTGTTGAAGGTAATACATTTAACGAAGACATGGATTCAAATATTTGTGGTTCAAATTTTAAGTATAATATTATTACAAATGATTTTGACGATAATACAGTCGGGACGGACTTCCAAAGAAATATTATCGACTGTGATATGGATGGTAATTTGATTGGGGAGAGATTTCAAGATAATATGATTGGGGATGATGATGGGTTTGATTTTGACAATAATAGAATTGGTGTAAACTTTTCGTCTAACTTTATAACAATGTCACAAGATGGCTTTATAAACAATAATATTGGTAGTGACTTTTATAATAATATAATTGATTCAGGATTTGAGAATAACCAAATTGTTGGTAGTTTTTATGAAAATTTATTAGACACTAATAATTTTACAAATAATATAATCGGAGAATCGTTTTTTATTAATAAAGTATATTCAGATTTTATTGTTAATATAATCGGACCTAGTTTCTTCAGTAATAATATATATAGTTCGTTTGAGAGTAATACAGTTGGTGATAATTTTAATAATAACACACTAGGGGATATTAATAACATTGGTATTAGCGCATTTAATGAAAATAAAATAGGTACCAATTTCAACAACAATATAATAACTCAAGATTTTTATAAAAATAACGTTGGTGTTTCGTTTTTTAATAACGACATAAGTGGACAAACCACTAATAATGTTATCGGTAATACATTTGAAAATAATACAATTTATGATAATTTCAATCACAACAAAATATCAAATGAATTTAAAGGTAATATGATGCTTCTGTCATTTGAAGAAAACAATGTTGATTCTTTTGTTGGTGGTAATCAGTTTTCAGGAGGTACTTATGGTAATAATATTGGTTCATATACTTTTAATAATGACTTTTTAGGTTATGTTAGTAATAACATTTGGGGTTCCGCGTTTAATACTAATACAATAGGACCTGATTTTAGTAGAAATACAATAGGTAATGAATTTGCTGGAAATACAATAGGTGAAAATTTTAATGAAAATACAATAGGTAATGATTTTAATGAAAATACAATAGGTAACAATTTTCAATGGAATATTATAGACACATTTATCACTACAGTTGATTTTACAACCAATTATGGAAACATCACAGGATTTTCATTTACTGCAACAGGAACTACCGCAATAAATAGTACATACACGTCATTAACTGGTGTAACAAACGGTATTGGTGTAAATGCATCTTTTGATATTGAGGTTTCAGGAGGATCTGTAGTTGGTGTTAGTGGTAATACACAAGGCAAATTATATCAAACAGGTGATACCATAACAATACTTGGAACACAAATAGGAGGTACGGATGTTGATGATGATGTTGTTATTACAGTAACGGGTGTAAGTTCTAACCCATCAGTTTATGAGTCATATACTTGTCAAATTTTTGAGAGACAGGGTGGAAGTAAAAGGTTGTCCTATTATGATAGTTCGGATACCATCAACATAACTGATATAAACGTATAAGAAATTCAAAACATGAGAATCTGTATATTATGTGAAGAAAGCAAAGTTCTTCAAGCAAGAGAAAAAATGAAAAATGATAATATCTTAAAAATAGATTTATCACCAACAGGAGAATTACCAGCAACTCATAAATTGTGTGTTATGGCAGTTCCTGAAGAAAAGGCAAAACAACTTATGGATTCTGCTGAATTAACAATTATTGAAGTAATGAACCCAAAAGAGTTTTTGGAAAAACATAATTTAAAAAAAATTGGAAAATACGGAATTGGAAACCTGTAAGATAAAAAAAAAATTCATCTCAAAAGATGAAGTAGACCAAATAGTAAAATGGATTGATTCTGTTAATCATAGTGGTAACAATAGTAATCACCACCTAACAGAATTATCCAAAACGCTTAATGGTAAATCTTTTATGTTTGACATTTCCAATACACCTTTAACAAATTATATTACAAAATTTCAATCAATATCCGATGTTTCAAAAGAACATCTACCTAATTTTATATATAATTTAATAAATAAAATTTCTGAAGAATTTAATTTTCCAAAAGATAACATTTTTTTACAAGCGGTTGATATGAGTAAAGGTGGAAAAATAAATCCACATTATGACGCATCACTTGACGGTTACATAAACTATAAATGTAATATAAGTGTTTTATCTGACAATTATAATTTTTTTGTTGACAAAGAATCTATCCACATTGAAGAAACCGATTTATATGGTTTTGAAGCTTCACTCTATAAACATTGGACAAACGAGTTCAATTCAAGAAGGGTATTCTTAAGTTTTGGATTTATAGTACCATATAATGTGGTTGGGAGGACTGAAGATGACCCAAGAGTAAGACTCAGTAAAAGAATAGCTAAACATTTTCAAAATCTCAGTTGATAAGAGTAATTTTTACTCCTATATTTTATTTGAAGGTAAATGTCGACCTAACTCGACAGCAAATACACCAAAATAAAATATATGATTTCACAAGAAGAGATTCAAAAGTTCCTTGAAGGGAATGACCCAGAAGAGTACATCGTATCAATAGAGTACGATTACGCATCCGACAAAATTTTTAAAATCAAAGAAGTCCCTGACAAAGGTAAATCTATTGTCAAAGATAACCTTATTGCATTTGCATGGGTTGGTGATTTACGTGGTTTAAACTTTTATAGTAATTCTAAAGGATTACAAAAAGAGGCAATGTCTAAATATGGTATTGTAATTGAGAAGTTACGTACCGATGGTAATGAAAGATTAGAAAGGGGTTTAACTTTTATGGTTAAATCCCTTAAAGGATATAGAACACTCATTCAGTTTTTTAGAGACGGAGGAATAGACCCTTGGGGTGAAAAAACAAAAGATAAAATAATGGTTCTACCGCCTGTAGAACAATACCTCATCTCAAAAGAAAAAAGGTTATTCAAAGGATTCGAGGAATACAACGATATCACGAGGTTTGTATTCGACTTGGAAACTACCGCTTTAGAACCAAAAGACGGTAGGATATTTATGATAGGTATGAAAACTAACAAAGGTTTTCTTAAAGTAATTGAGTGTAAAGACGAAGATGAAGAAAGAAGAGGACTTGTTGAGTTTTTCAGGACAATAGAAGAAATTAAACCATCAATCATATCAGGTTACAACTCAGCGAACTTTGACTGGTATTGGATTTTTGAGAGATGTAAAGCTCTAAACTTGGATATCAAAAAACTTAATACATCTCTTAATTCAAACAAACCAATATCCCAAAAGGAGTCAATGTTAAAATTAGCAAATGAAGTTGAGAAATATAATCAAGTTCAGATGTGGGGTTATAACGTAATTGATATTCTACACTCAGTTCGTAGAGCACAAGCAATCAATTCTAATATCAAAGAAGCGGGACTTAAGTACATTACAAAGTTTATTGATGCGGAAGCAAAAGACCGTATCTATATTGACCATACCAAGATTGCCCCCATGTATTCTAATAAAAACGAATATTGGTTAAACATTCAAAATGGTGGTTATAAAAAAGTTGGTATTGATACCAAGATTGATGAGGTTTGTGAAAGAAGAAATGACATATATATCAAAACAACAGGTGACGATATTGTAGAGAGATATCTTGACGATGACTTGGAGGAAACCCTACTTGTTGATGAGGAGTTCAATCAAGGAACTTTTCTTCTCGCCTCACTTGTACCAACAACATATGAAAGAGTTTCAACAATGGGAACTGCGACATTATGGAAAATGTTGATGTTAGCATGGTCTTACAAACATGGACTTGCAATCCCTGCTAAAAACGAGAAGAGAAACTTTGTTGGTGGTTTGTCAAGGTTAATCAGAACAGGATATTCAAGGAACGTATTAAAACTTGACTACTCTTCACTATACCCATCTATTCAGTTGGTTCATGATGTATTTCCCGAATGCGATATAACAGGTGCGATGAAAGGTTTGTTATCACATTTTAGAACAACCCGTATTATGTATAAGAATTTGGCTGAGGAATATGCGAGTATTGACAAGAAGAAGTCACTTTCTTTTGACAGAAAACAGTTACCAATCAAAATCTTTATCAATGCATTCTTTGGTTCATTATCTGCACCACAAGTATTTCATTGGGGTGACATGGATAAAGGTGAGATGATTACTTGTACAGGAAGACAGTATCTAAGAATGATGATTCATTTCTTTATGGATAGAGGATATACTCCACTTGTGATGGACACGGATGGTATTAACTTCTCTGTTCCCGATGGTGTAGAAAGTAGAAGATACATTGGTAAGGGACTTAATTGGAAAGTTAAGGAGGGTAAAGAATATGTAGGTGAAGAAGCTGATGTGATGGAGTTTAATGACTTAGCAATGAGAGGTGAAATGGCACTTGATACTGATGGACAGTGGCCCGCCTGTATTAACTTAGCAAGAAAGAACTACGCCCTTATCACAGGTAAAGGTAAAATCAAACTTACAGGTAACTCAATCAAATCTAAAAAGATGCCAAAGTATATTGAGGTATTTTTAGATAAAGCGATTAAAATGTTACTTGATGGTGATGGTAAAGGATTTGTAGAATACTATTATGAATACCTACAAAGAATATTCGATCAAAAAATTCCTTTGGCTCAAATTGCAAACAAGTCAAAAGTCAAACAATCTATTGACGATTATATTGCAAGAAGTAAAACCAAGACAAAGGCGGGGGCTTTAATGTCAAGACAAGCACACATGGAACTTGCAATCAGAGAAAACTTAAATGTGAATCTTGGTGATATTATCTATTACGTTAACAATGGAACTAAGGCATCACATGGAGACGTTCAAAAAGTTAACAAACCTAAAAAAGGATGGACACAAGAACATTTAGATAGTTATTTTGACGGATATGGTACATACCCTGAAGATAACATGGATTCAATAATCCAATTAAATTGTTATAGATTAGACCCAACAGATTTAGAAAACAATCCTGATATGTTAGGAGAATATAACATTCAAAGAGCAATTGCGACTTTTAACAAAAGAGTAGAACCGTTACTTGTTGTTTTTAAACAAGAGGTTAGAAAATCTTTATTGATTAAAAATCCAGAAGACAGACCTTTCTTCACAACTGAACAATGTGAGTTAATTAATGGACAACCTTTTGAGGAGGGAGACCAAGACAAACTGGAAGATGTGATGCAAATATCAGATGAAGAAATGGTTTTTTGGGATAAGGTTGGTGAATCACCATTCCATATGTATAGATTGGCAGACCCATTTATGTTAAAATTCTTAGGAGAAGAAGAATTAAGACATTTTGAGACCGTCGGAGGATAGTATATACCAATTACCTTCTACGAACTGAAATTGTACGCAAGCTCCTTTTTCCAAAAGGAGCTCATCCCATTCCTCATCAATTAAACCTGTGTCTGATTTAACTAAAACTTGAGTCAATGACTTTATTATTATTCTTTTAGTTATAATTGAGTTTAAAGTAACTTCGGATGAATCCACTCCTCTTACAATTAATAAGTTTTCATCTCTAGTCCAATACTCTTTAGCGGAAATAATAACCGCCTTGTCATCAATTTTAGGAATATCAATTGTGTTTTGATACCTAATAACATTTTTTCTTTGTGGTATATTTGTCATATTACGTATATTTGTCTTGGCATAGCTCTAAACTTCAAAGTCTTGTTAAGATTTTCAGCAATTAATGCCTCTCTTTCTAAAACTTTATCAGGTCTAAGTCTTGTTAATCTTCCTTCAGCTCCTGTCAACTCCTCAAGTAATTTAGTTTTTTCGTCTTTACCTTCTGTTGCTAAAGTTGCATAATCCATAGTTAGGTCACCATCAGGAGTTTTCAAATTACCACTAAATTTACCTCTAACTTTTGATAATAGTTCTTTTGCTGAAGCAACAAACCATCTTCTAACCCAAATTTGAGAAGGATTATTTAAATCGTTCCAACTTATTTTATCAAAAGGTACATCCGAAGGAAGTTTTATAATGTCAGGATTATCTTTTAAACATTTATCTCTATCAGCATCGTTTGTGTCGTAATACCAATACCAAACTTTACCTTTCATCAAAGTTGAGTTACCAAAATCAAATTTACCTCCAGGTGTATTCATTAAGTGTATACCTTTTTTTCCGTTAGGTAGTGCGGTCACACGATAAGTTAAGTCACCAGCAATTATTCTTTTTTGTATATTTATTTCTTGCATTCTCAACAACATATCAAATGCTGGCATTAAGAAATAACTACCTGACACGTTACCAACTTGTGCGTATCCTGCAGGTCCTGATATACCACCACCAGCAATACCTCCAAAGGCCCAAGGATCGAACAGAAGGTTATTCATTTCTGGTGGAGTAAACCACAACAATTCGTTTAATTCTCGACCCGCAGGTATCTCATAAATTTGTTGTCCTCGTTCTAATTGAATATAATCTTTTTTTAGTACCCAATCACCTCCGGCTTGCAAACCTACAATTTTTGAATACGCATAAGTATATCTTGTTTCGTAATCCAAACTTTTAGTCATGAAGGCATTTGTTAAAGATTGGGTTTCAACGTTTAATCCCCATAAACTTGTCCATTGACTTTCAGTCAACCATTCTTGTATGTATTGCGAATAGTCCTCAATGGAGAATTCCAAAAGAGTGTCAAGTTGCTCATCTTCTAATTCAACTGACCTAAGTGGAGCACCCAATACGTGTCTTACTCTTTTGTAGAGTTTTTCTCTTTCTTCATTGCTTATAATAGACATAATGATTGTTTTTATATAAATATTTCAATTATCTATTCGGGACAAAAATAGTTCATTAACAAAATCCCAATTTACATGATTCCAAAAGTTTTTGATATATTCATCTCTTTTATTTTGGTATTTTAAATAATATGCGTGTTCCCATAAATCAAGTCCCAAGACAGGATATCCCCCTCCTTTTATAATATTCATCAGAGGATTGTCTTGATTTGGTGTGGATATAATTTTTAATTTTTTATTTTTTGTAATTATCAACCAACACCATCCTGAACCAAACCTTTTTTTGGACTCTTCGTTGAACTCATCTTTCATTTTTTTAATATTACCGAAATCCTTATTAATCTTTTCAAGAATCTCTTTTTTAGGGACTTGTTTTTTTGGTGATAACATTTTCCAAAACAGAGCGTGATTAAAAGCACCTCCAGCATTATTTCTTACAACATCATCATATTTACTAACCGATAAAATAATTTCTTCTAATTCTAAATCACCATATTTTTTATCCGATAAAGCATCGTTTAATTTTTTTACATAACCCTTATAATGTTTATTATAATGTATGTTCATTGTTTTTGGGTCAACAAAATTTCTTAATGATGAATATGAATAAGGTAATTTTTCTATTCCTATTTTTTTCATTTCATTTATAAATTCATTCCTTAATTTTTCCCCATCTATTAATAATATTTGCTCTTGTAATAAATTTATTTTATTTTGTATTGGTTTAACCTCTTCATAAATTATTCCATCCATGTTAGGATTTTTTGATTCAAATTTTTTTAAAAGAGAACCAGCTAATGCATTTGCTTCGTTTTCATTTTTTCCACCAATGTCTGGACCTCTTTCTCTCCCTAATACATTTCTTTGATATACATGAATCCATTCGTGAGCCATAGTTCTCAGAATGTCTCTATTCATTCTATTATTAATTAGTATTTTAATTCCTTTTTTTACGTGTTGACTACCAGTTGTCATTTTACCGATACGTTCACCAACAAATGAAATTATTAAATCATCTTTTAAACCATAGTTTTTTTGTAAAAATTTACAAAAATCTTTAAATAGATTTTTTTGTTTTGTATTTAACTTACATTTTATATTTTTAAAAGTAACATTCATTAATGATAAATATTCTTTAAACAAAAAAACCTCGTTAGACGAGGTTAGTTGTTTTGGTTTAATAACAGATTTTAGTATCTATTTCTATAATATCTTCTTCGAGACTCTGACATTTCACCCATTGAATCCATTGGGTTTTCTAATGGTTCATCTGATTGTTGAGATAATTTTTCAAACAATTTTACAAACTCAGGTGCTGGTAAAGTTTTAAATGCTTCTGTTGAACATTTTTGGAAGTCCAATCTTTCTGGGTCACATCCAGGTATGTTACTGTGAGTTTTTAGTAACTCAACATCTGCCGATAAATTTACTTCCTCTTCTTTAACTATTCTTCTTAAAAGTCTTTCTAATTTTCTTTCGTTCAATCTATTCATAACAATTTTTTATTATAAATAGTATAATCATTTAAAAAAAATTAACGTAAATTAATTAAATTTAAAATTTCTTCTACGACATCTATTGAGTCAGAAACTTCATCCCCCATTACAGTTCCTATGATTTTCTTCTTCTTATTTAGTATGTCATATATTGCACCTTCTATTGTGTTCTCAAATATAGGATAATAAACTAATACATTATTTTTTTGTCCATATCTATAAGCTCTATCTTCTGCTTGTGCGTGTTCTGCGGGAACAAAAGATAAGTCATTCATAATAACAACTTCAGCTGCCGTCAACGTAAGTCCAACACCTGCCGCTTTCAAATTACCAACAAAAACTTTAATTTTTTCATTATCTTGGAATTGATCTACCGCATATTGTCTTTGAACTTTATTACAACTCCCATCTAAATAAACTGACTGTTTACCAAAATGATTATGGATTAATTGTAGAGTGTCTGTAAAGTTTGTAAAAATAATGACTTTCTTTCCTTGTTCTATAATATTTTCGGCAAATTCAATTGTTTGTCTTACTTTTTCATTTGCAATTACCTTTCTTACTTTCATAAGTTTAGAAAACTGAATGGTAAGTGATGACGATTCTTCTTTACGATTATCTAACCATTCGTAATACTCACCCATTAAATCTTTATATTCTTTTGATGAGGTTCTCAAATAAACAGGAGTTATGATTTTATCAGGTAAATCCAACACCTCTTCTTTTAATCTACGAAGTATTTGTTTTGAAGTTCTATCTTTTAATTCCTCAAGATTTGATGCCCCTTGAACGTTCCATACCTTTCTATTCCCCGCCTTAAACTGATATCCCTGACAGTATCGGATAGCATAAGCCATCCAATTCTGTGCGACGGGACTTTCGATGATACTCAAAAGATTATAATAGTTCATTGGTCGAGAAGTCATCGGTGTTCCTGTTAATAACCAAACTCTTTTAATTTTTTTAACAAAGTGATTAATTATTTTTGTTCTTTGCGCCTGAGCATTAGACACCATATGTGCTTCATCTAATATTACAAGTTCAAAGTCGGATTGATTTAATAAAGAATTTTCACTGTCTTTTAAATCATGGAAATTTTTTAAAATATCATAATTTACTATAACAAAATCTGACTCAGTTGAAAACTTTTTTCCTTCTGAAATAAACACACTCCTATCTGAGTAGTTCTCAATCTCCCTTTGCCAGTTGATTTTAAGTGATGCGGGACAAATAATTAAAATCTTTTTTGCTCCTGTTTCTAAAGCGGCAATAATTGTAGATGTGGTCTTACCAAGTCCCATATCATCGGCTAATATAAATCTACGAGAACCAACCAATTTTTCTATCGCTTCTTTTTGGTGTGAAAGTGGAGGACGATGTTCATATTTAGAATAATCAATCTCAACTTTCTCAATTGTGTGAGATTTAATCAATGCCGATTTAGGCACCCAAAATTCAGATAGTACGTCCTTTTCGAAAAATTTTCCCCAAATGTGATATGATTTTTCTTTTTCTACTAATAACTTTTCTATATATATTTTTTCAGGAGTCTGTAAAAGATATTTTTCTTCCGCAAACTTTTTTGCAAAATATGTATCTAACTCAACCCATTTACGAGCAACTTTTGGTGTTACAGTATGGTAATTATTAATGTAGTCTGATTGTGTCCTTGTTGGGTAAAATTTTTTATTTGATTCCTTTTTTTGTCTCAAAGATAAAATATAGTTATTTGCACCAGAATAGGTGTCTAATATTTCTAAAGCTTGATGTTCTATGAGAGGTTTAATATTGTCCAAAACCAATTTTAGATAAAAAATAATAATAAAAAAGATATTTATCAAGAAAATACTTCATGAACAATAAAGTTCCTATAACGAGACTTGGTAAGTTTTTTGGTGATAACGACTTCAATTTAGAAATTGGAATGGGTCAAGAGTGGTTAATAGGTGATATGAATTACACTTGTGTTCTTTATAGAGTTGATAGGACAAAAACTAAAAAGGATGATGTATATGGGGAAACCCTTACTGATGGTATAATATATTTACCACCTGTTGAGTTTAATGCGTACATTGGTATTGCCGCTCCCGAAAATAAAATGTTGGGGTCATCTAGAGTTGACCAAGTTGAACCAGGTAATATTACAGTTTCAGTGTACTTAAAGACATTGGAAGAATTAAATATTGATATTAGTTTTGGTGATTACATTGGTTATTATGAAACTGAAAATTTTGTTAGGTATTACACCGTTGTAAATGATGGTAGGGTAGTGTCAGACATAAAACATAATTATAAAGGTTATAAACCTTTTTATAGAACTATAATAGCATCCCCAGTTAGTTCTAACGAATTTAGAGGATTGTAAAATATGGGTTTACCGAAAAAAATAAAAAAGAATATATCACTCAAATTTCCTGTCGGTCCATTGGAAAGGAGACATGAATTGACGGATATGATAATGGAGAAAGGTACGTTTTTACCAAAAGGACTATTACATGCCGATTTAGATAGAGGGTTTTTAGATTTTGTAAATGAAAATTTTACAGTAACGGTTGATGGGAAAAAAATCCCGATGATAGATATTTTGATAACAACACAAAATTGGTCTCAATTCACTGAAACTTGGGACTTCCAAAATATTGATAAAAATGCCGAACCTCCTTTTATTACAGTAGTCAGACAACCAGAAGTTAAATTCGGAGAACCATCAATAAAATATAATATACCAAATAGAAGACTATATCATTATGCTCAAGTACCAACTTGGGACGGTCAAAGACATGGATTAGACGTTTATAAAATACCTCAACCAATACCAGTACAAATAAATTATACTGTTATAATAATTTGTAATAGAATGAGAGAAATAAATGAGTTTAATAAAAAGATAATGCAGACGTTTGCATCAAGACAAGCGTATCAAAATATAAAAGGTCATTATCTTCCGATTATAATGAGTGACGCTTCTGACGAATCAGTATTAGATTTAGAAAAAAGAAAGTTTTATATGCAAAAATACCCAATGACTTTACAAGGGATATTATTAGATGAGGACGAGTTTGAAGTACAACCTGCTATTGTCAGAACAATACAAATGTATGAGGTTGATGAATCGATAAAAAAGAAAAGAAAAAAGAAAAATCCTGAAGAACCGTTGGATTTTACTTTCAAATTCAGTGTAGGGTCAGATTCCAAATCCGATATAATTTATTACACTACTGACTTAAAAGTTTCTGAAATAAATAACGTAGATTCTTATGAGGTTTATATTAATGATGACTTTTATGGTCAAGATATTTCTGAAATACAAATTAATACAAGTGACAATCTGAGAATAGATATTATCAAAGATGATATTACCAAAGATTCTGTATTAGTTTTCCAACAAAAGTTAATTTAATTATTCACCGTAAATATCTTTTTTTTCTTTACACTTTTCATAAATTAAGTTTTCTAAAAACTTGTACATTTTAATACCTCTTTTGTCACAATATTTTTTTAAAGTATCGTGAGCATCAACAGAAATCTTCAAATTTTTTATTTTTTTTGAATCTTTTTCCATAGGTAGAAAAAAGGCAGAATAAAATCATACCAAGATATAAATAGTTTGTTAGAAGTAAAGTTTTTGCCTAAATCTTGGGTATTTATATATAAAATAAAATATAATAATAAATTAAACTAAAAAATTATGGCAACTAATAGTAAAATTTTTGTTTCACCAGGTGTCTATACTTCTGAAGTAGATTTGAGTTTTGTAGCACAAAGTGTTGGTGTTACTACTCTTGGGATTGCTGGAGAAACCCTGAAAGGACCGGCTTTCGAACCTATTTTTATTAGAAACTACGAAGAATTCCAATCTTACTTTGGGGGAACATCTCCAGAAAAATTCGTTAACACCCAAATACCTAAATATGAAGCAGCATATATTGCTAAATCTTATTTACAACAATCAAATCAACTTTTTGTCTCAAGAATATTAGGTCTATCAGGATACGACGCTGGTCCTTCTTGGTCTATTACAACTAGTGCGAACGTTGACCCAACAACAATTAACCCATATTGTTTAAGTGCGGTTACTCCATCTGGAAGTTGTGAACCAGTTTGTATTTTACCTAAAACAATTCCTTTCACTGTAGAATTTACAGGATGTACTAATGGTGTTTCATCTGTAATTTTTGAATCTTTTCCTGATGAAATAGAAGTATTATTAAACGAACAATATGAACAATTTAATGGTAATACATCTACATTACTTAGTGATTTACAGTTTTTTGCGTATCAAAGAATATTAAATCCGGCAACTGAAGAAACATCTATAGCATATTTTGGTAGTATCGATGGAGATGATTATGACATACTCTCAAGTGGATATACTGCATCGACAAATGTTTTTAATGTTCCGTCACCATCAGCAAGTTTGACTGACTTCACATCACCATTTAATGATACATGGTATTATGCTTTGTTTGAAAATATCGGTAATGCGGAATATTCAGGGTTCTCATTTTGGTCAGTAGTTAGTGGTTTAACTAATATAAACCCAATAACAACATCTACAACTACACCAGCACCAACACCCGAACCAACACCAAATCCTTGTATCACCCCAACTCCTGTTGTTCCCACAACTACAACAACTACAACTGTGGTGGATTGTTTTTCGGGTACAATGATAGGTATGATATATGTTTATTCGGGTATGGCGTATACAAATTATGATGATTTGGTTGTTGCGACATTGAGATCTAGAGGTATATCTACATACAGTGATGAAAATAATCCAAGATATGAAATTACTGGTATAACTGACGTAACTATGGATTGTACAGGTCAATATGAAAGTGTACTTAAAAACCCGTTTGCTAAATTTGCTATAAACGCAACAAACTATTTAGGTAACAACTTCACGTTTGTTACATCTTTCTCTACAAGTGATTCAGAATATATATCAAAAGTTTTCGGTGGAAACAACTTTGGAAAACCTAGAAATGTCGTACCACTTTTTGTTGAGGAAAGATTCCAAACAATGTTGAGATGGGCATACAACAAAGGATATATTAGAGGTTTAAAATGTGATTTAATCTCTTTACCTGAAGCACAAAGTGAAGACCCAACATCAATTGGTTGGTATTTAGAAAGATATCAATCACCTGAAAGTCCTTGGGTAGTATCAGAAGTAAGAGGTTCTAAAGTTTATAACCTTTTCAAATTTTACACTATATCTGACGGTAACAGTGCAAACACAGAAGTTAAAATTTCTATTTCAGATATATCTTTCGCAAACGAAACATTTACCGTGTTAGTGAGAGATTACTATGATACAGACTCAAACCCTGTTGTTTTAGAAAAGTACACTAACTGTTCAATGAATCCGCAAGAAAATAATTTTATTGCTAAAAAGGTAGGTACATTAGATGGAGAGTTTGAACTCAAATCTAGATATATTATGGTAGAAATGAACGAGGATGCACCAATAGATGCTTTACCTTGTGGTTTCGAAGGTTATAACTTTAGAGAGTATAGCGGAGGAAAATCACCGTTCCCAATTTTCAAAACTAAGTATGATTTTCCAGGAGAATTAGTATTCAATCCTCCGTTTGGAACTCCTTCAGGAACTGATGATGCGGGATTATCTTCTGGTGATAACATAAGAAAAACATTCTTAGGTTTCTCAACAAGTGCTGATTATGGTTACGACCCAAGTTTCTTCGAATATGTGGGTAAAAGAAATCCATCAAACATTTGTTTTGCAACTGAATCGTCACCTTGGTTATATAGAACAAGAGGATTCCACATGGATAAAAATGCAAGTGGTATAACAATTTCTAACGGTTTCTCAACAAGTGGTGAACCAAGATTTTACGTTGGTAGTGCGGACTTTAGTTCTGAACCTGTTGTTGATACAAACCCATATTACAGATTATTTGCACGTAAATTTACCTTGTTAGTACAAGGAGGTTTTGATGGATGGGATATATACCGTGAAAGAAGAACAAATGAAGATAAATATGTTTTAGGTAGAACAGGTTATTTAAACGGAGCTTGTGCAACTACAAGATATCCAAACGCAGTTGGTTGGGGAGCGTTTAAACAAATCTCTGTTGGTGACGGTACAACTGATTATGCAAATACTGACTACTACGCATATCTATTAGGTATCAGAACATTCTCTAATCCTGAAGCGGTTAATATAAATTTATTTGTAACTCCAGGTATTGACTATGTTAACAATAGTAATTTGGTTGAGTCTACAATAGAAATGATTGAGACAGAAAGAGCGGATTCATTGTATATAACAACAACTCCAGATTATAACCTTTTACTTCCTACAACAACAGGAGCTGACGGTCTTATTTACCCACAAGAAGCAGTTGACAATTTAGAAGAGACTGGAATTGATTCCAATTATACCGCAACTTACTATCCTTGGGTTCTTACAAGAGACAGTGTTAATAACACTCAAATCTATATACCACCAACGGCAGAAGTTACAAGAAACTTAGCGTTGACCGATAATATAGCATTCCCTTGGTTCGCAGCGGCGGGTTACACTCGTGGTATTGTTAATTCAATTAAAGCACGTAAAAAGTTAACACAAGAAGATAGAGATGTTCTATATTTAGGAAGAATTAACCCAATTGCAACTTTCTCAGATGTTGGTACTGTAATTTGGGGTAACAAAACCCTACAAGTTAGAGAGTCTGCACTTGATAGAATTAACGTAAGAAGATTGTTATTACAAGCACGTAAATTAATTTCAGCGGTTTCAGTAAGGTTGTTGTTTGACCAAAACGATGAAAAAGTAAGACAAGATTTCTTAAATGCGGTTAATCCAATTCTTGACGGTATAAGAAGAGACAGAGGTCTTTACGATTTCCGAGTTACAGTTTCTAACGACACTGCTGATTTAGATAGAAATCAAATGACTGGTAAAATTTATATCAAACCAACACGTTCACTTGAATTTATTGATATAACATTCTACATAACACCAACAGGAGCATCTTTCGAAGATGTTTAAATAAAATAAAAACAAAGAAAGAGGGGAACATAAATTCCCCTTTTTTTATTTTGTTAATATTTATATTATATGTTTAATTACAAAAAAATAGTAAAACGTATTATTTCAGAGGTCACTCAAGAAAATATGTTAAAATATGGTCTTAAGTATTATGCTTTTGATTGGGATGATAATTTAATGGAAATGCCGACCCTTATTTATTTAAAAGACGAAGATGGTGACGTTATTGGTATGTCCACTGAAGATTTTGCTGAATACAGAACTTTAGTAGGTCAAGAACCGTTCAATTATAAAGGTCATATGATAGTAGGTTTTGATAAAGACCCATATAGAGATTTTGGAGTTTCAGGTGACAGGAAATTTTTAGAAGATATTAAATACGCACCAATCGCATCACAAGATGTGTGGAATGACTTTAAAGAGGCTATCAACTATGGAAGTGTGTTTGCGATTATTACAGCAAGAGGACATACACCATCAGTTCTAAAAAGAGCTGTCAAATATCTTATAGAAAACAATATGCATGGAATTGAGAAATCTCAGTTAATAAAAAATTTAAAAGAATATAGAAGAAGAGCTGGGTTAAAACAAGTAGAAAATGAGAATTGGTTAATTAACGATTATTTAGAGAGATGTCAATTCTCACCTGTTTCATACAGAGCAGGTTCTGCTGCAAATCCAGAGGAAGCGAAAATACGAGAAATAAAAAGATTTATGACAAATCAGAGAAGGTCATCAAAAAAATTTCAGAAATCCTATTTTATTAACCACGTTAGTTCGGGAGATGATTCTGTGGGAGGTAACCTATTTAAATTTGTTGAACCAAAATTTGGTTTTTCAGATGACGACGAAAGAAATGTCCATTCAATGAAAAATAAATTAAGTGATAAAGAAAAAGAAAACTTAAATATTTATTTAACAAAAGGAGGAGAAAAAAATATTTATGAAAACTGGTCTAGTAGAAGATTAGTTCAAAATAAAAGGAAGTAAATAGAAAAAATTTTTTAACTAATATTTATAATAAAATAAACTAAGAAAAAAAAATAATACAACATGGCTGATCTTTTAATGAAAATGCCCATACCTTACGAACCAAAAAGACAGAATAGGTTCTTAATGAGATTCCCAACCGATTTGGGTATCAATGAGTGGGTAGTACAAACAGCATCGAGACCTAAAATTACAATAGGTTCACAAGCAATTAAATTCTTAAATACAGAAACATATGTTGCTGGTTCGTTCACATGGGGTGAAATTGCAGTGAAACTATTAGACCCAATCGGTCCTTCAACCACCCAAGCGGTTATGGAATGGGTTAGATTGGTTGCAGAATCTGTTACAGGACGTATGGGTTATGCTGCAGGTTATAAAAGAAATGTAGATTTAGAAATGTTAGATCCTACGGGTGTTGTTATCGAAAAATGGTTATTGGTTAACGCATTTCCATTAGGATATGATGGTGGTTCTCTTGGTTACACAGGAGACGGTTTGAGTGAAGTTAACTTCACTCTGAAAATGGATAGAGCAATTTTGGTTTACTAAAAATAATATAACATTAAAATTAACCCATATACATATTGTGTATGGGTTTTTTATTTACATAAAAATACATGAAATTATATTTTTAACAAAAAGATTATGGAAGATGAAATAAAATATGGTCAAATGAATTTTACAATACCACATGATGTTATTGAATTACCATCAAAAGGTATTTTTTATAAATCAAAAAAATCAAGTGTCAAAGTAGGTTTTTTAAATGCAAGTGACGAAGACGCTCTTTCATCAGGTTTGAAAAATAACAACTTATTAGTAACTTTGTTAAGAAATAAAGTATATGAACCTGAATTGAAACCTGAAGAAATGTTAGATGGAGATATTGAAGCAATATTAATATTTCTTAGAAACACATCATTCGGACCTGAATATACTGTTAAATTAACAGATCCATTAACAGGAAAACTTTTTGACCACACATTTAGTTTGGAAGAATTAAGTTTCAAAAATCCAAAAGTAAATCCTGACAATGAAGGACTATTTGAAACAACATTACCAAAAAGTAATGCTAAAGTCAAACTTAAACTTTTGACGTTAGGTGAAAAACAAAAAATAACCAAAATGGAATCTACATATTTGAAAGGTCGAGTAACACCAACAACAGTTTGGACATTACAAGAACAGATTGTAGAACTTAATGGTAGTAGAGATAAATCTTCGATAATTGATTTTATACAAAATATGCCAATTATGGATTCAAAATATATAAAAAGATTTATATCGGAAAATGAACCTGGAGTAGATTTAAGACTCAACGCAATAGCCCCGTCAGGAGAAAACGTATCGACTATGATATCGTTTGGGGTTGACTTTTTTCGGCCTTTCTTCGACGTATAAAAAATATCTTTTAGATCAATATATTTTTCTTTCTAAATTTCTTCATGTCTCATACAGAGATTTTTTGATAATCCCAACCTACCAAAGGAATTATATGGTAGAGAAAGTTATTGAGATGAATAGAAGAAATTAAAATTACCGTATTTATTTATAAAAGAATATTATGATGTTTTTCGTAACAGGTGAAACCCAATTTGGGTTAGGTGGAGTTACTGACGCTTTAAAGTCAAACTTGACGGGTATACAACTCATGGTTGAAAATATCGACGAGCAGTTTGGAAAAATGGCCAATACTATTGGGTTTGGTCGAGAACAGGCATTTCTTTTAAAACAAACCCTTACAGAAGGTTTAACTGAAGTAACAAGATTAGGTGGTAATTTAGAAAAAATTGTTGCACAACAAACCGCATTATTTGAAACGTTTGGAACACAAATTATTCTCAACAAGAATGCAACAGATGAATTGTTTGCAACAACTCAAGCCACTGGTATTGAAACTAAAACACTATTCGAAGGTTATGTAAACTTGGGAAAATCAATATACTCCGCAAACGAAGAAATGGCAACTATAATGGAGAGTGCCGATTTGATAGGAGTAAACGCTCAAACTGTTACCAAACTTGTAGGTGCAAATTTGAAAGAGTTATCAAGATTCAACTTTAAAGACGGAGTTATTGGGTTGGCCGATATGGCAGCAAAATCCTCAATGTTAAGAGGGGATATGACGGCAGCTCTTGAAACCGCTAAATCTTTGTATCAACCTGAACAGGCTCAAGAGTTTGTTAATAAGTTATCTAGATTAGGTATTGTACAGTCAGAATTGATGGATGTTGAACGAGTTAGATTTTTATCAAGAAATGACCCTGAAAAATTACAAGAAGAAATTGCTAAAATTGCTTCAACCTTTGTCGATGAAACAGGTAAAATGAGTGCGGTTGGAATGGATTTCATGGACGAACTTGCCAAAGGAACAAGCTTCAATGCTAACCAACTGTCAGAAATGGGGATTGCTTTCAAAGAAATGCAAGACAAACAAAAAATTATTAATGAAACTGGATTGAAAGGTTTGATTCCTGACGAGAAGGAAATGCAAAAATTGGAAAACATTTTAATTAAAGGTAAAGATGGAAGATTTGAAGTAACATATAAAGAAGATGGTCAACAAGTGACAAAGGCAATTCAAGATATGTCACAAACCGAACAACAAAAATTAGCCGATTTTTTAAAAACACAAAATGACCAAATAGAAAAAACGTTTGAAGCAAAACCAGGAGAAGACAAAGACCTGAAAGGACTCATAGAACAACAAATGGGAATAAGTGAAAAAGTTGCCAATTCACTCGCAGCCCTATCAACTGTAATCCCAAGTCAAATAGCTGGTTCTGAAAGAGGTGAAAAAATAATAGAAACAATGGCTAATACCCAAGACAAAATAGCAACAACAGCATTAGAATCTTTAGATAAATTGACAGACGATGCGGGAAAAATGATTGAATTAAAACTGAGTTATTTAGATAAAGTTGGAAAAAATATTGAAGATAAAATGCCAACTATAATCTCTGGTGTTGAAGAATATGGAGATAAAATTATTACAGAAATGCAAAATTTAATAGATACTTTAGATACAAATTTAAATAGTTTAATTACAAAATTAGGAGATTTTACTGGTAGTATTAAAAAATTCTTTGGGGTTGCGGATGACTTTGTTAGTTTTCCTGGTGATAATAGAATGTTGTTAGGTGAAGAAGGGGCAATTAGAATTAATCCTAAAGATACTATAATTGGTTCTACAGAATTTCCACAAACAAAAGATGATTTTGATAAATTTATGGAAGGAATGAAATCACCTCAAAATCCTTATGTATCTGCACCAGTAGAAACAATAAGTCCGATAAATTTAGAAACTTTAAAATCGATGGGTTTAAAAAATGAGGAATTAACATCAATAATGATGCAGCCAAACCCAATAAACACAACCCCAAGTGAAATAAAAACCTCAACAGATATAAATCATAAATTAGATATAATGGTAGATTTGAAAAATGTACCAACAGGTACTGATAAAGAAATGTTAAAATCTACAATAGAATCAGTGGTGTTAAAAGACGAATTTGTCAACAACATAAAAACAGTTTTAAATAGAATTAAAGGATTCAATTATCAATAATGAACATAAAAAAATCTTTTGAATCTATTTATAAGTAAAATAAAATAATGCCTGAGAGTTTTTTAAGTTTCCAAAATAGTTCTTCATTTAGGAACGACTTAATAGTTAGAAATCTAACACCATATAGTGTTCCAGGTTTTTATAGTTCACCACCAGGACCTACAAATTATGAAAGTAATTTATCTGATTATTCAGTTTTAAATAGTCCCAACATCGGATCAACAAATGTTGCAAATAATTTTTACGTTTTAAATAAATTCGGTCCTAATGGAGGATTTCCAAACACTCCAGGAACACAACAAAATCCTATTATAAATGGAACAAATGAGGGTGAGTATGATTTTACAGATAGTGATTTAGATTCTATAAGTTTTCCATCTAAAAATTTAGCTTACATTAAAAATAAGTACAGTCCAATAGGAGGTTATTTAGAACAATTTACAGTTGAAGAAATACAACTTATAAACTCTATTCATCAACCGTATTATGATCCGATTATTTTTACTCCGTCAACGTATAATACATATACTATGTTTACGGTTCTTAATCCATCTGGAAGTAACGGACCTTTATCAAACGATTCATTTTTAGCTAATTTGTCTGCGAGTAAGTTACGTGATAATTTAAACGCAACAATTGCCGCAGAACAACAAAGACAATTATTTAGAGAAACAAGTACAAATCTTACATCACCTTCGGCTTTAGCTGGAAGTGGTTTAGGGGGAAGTAAGGATTATAGAATTACACTACCCCCAAGTAATATTACATTTTTAGATAGATTGAGAGGGGACTTTGACCCTAACTCACCATTGATTGGACCTTTATTTACTGATGAAGATAGTAATAGAAACCCAAGTACTGGCGACCAAATAGCAAACGTTTTACAAAACACCGCAGCAGGGTCATTTAATCTTTTGGCTGATGGAGCAAGTAGATTTTTACAACCATCTAAATCTTTACTTACTCAAACAGGTGCAGGTCAAATATCAACACTATATTCTTTATTAGAAAAAAACATATATAGACCAAACTATCAGGTTGGTGGTATTGGAAACGCAGCGATAGCTGGTGTTAATACAATACTACGTTCAGTTGGGGCTACTGTAACAGGTGGGTATTATTTGGGTTCTGATGTAAACAATCCACTATTTATTACCTCACCTGTAAATGCTGTACCGATAAATTCACTTGGTAAGTTAACAAATGCTATTGTATTTGGACCAGATGAAATGGGTAACCAATATGAAGGGACAGGAATGGAACAAGCGTTCTTTGGTCTTAACGGTATAAGTACAGAAAATGGAGGTAAACCTGATGGTGGTTTTGTATGGACATCACCTAGATTTAAAGAAAACGCTGGATTCAAAGTAAAACAAGGGGGAGATGCGGTCTCAATAGATGAAGATTTTCCATCAATCGCAAATCCGTACTTGTTTAATGAATCAACTAACTTTGGATTAAAACAAGGTTCTATACTTGATAATACACAAAGATTAATTAATTCTGCAGATAATCTTTTTGGGAAAAGAAGATTAAAACACGCAGGAAACGCAATTAATCAAGTTAGTAAAGTTTTTCATGACGGTTATAGAGAAATAACTAAAGGTTCTAAAGTAATGTCCTATATTGATAATTCAACAGGAGAAGAAGCAGGAATTGAATATTGTAGAATTTTTACAAAAGATACACCGTATTATACGTTCAATGACTTACAAAAGACAGATGGTATGACTACAGAGAATAGGAGATTTACCTATTCAGTTTTAGATAAAACTTATAATTTAAATATTGCACCAACAAAAGGTTTAGGTTCTACAAATATAACAAGAGACGGTGTTAAAAAATATATGTTGTCCATTGAAAACTTAGCTTGGAGAACTTCAGATAGACCAGGTTTTACGGTTGATGAGTTACCTTTATGTGAGAGAGGGCCGAATGGGGGAAGAATAATGTGGTTTCCACCATATGATTTAACATTCAGTGATACACCTTCAGTTAATTTTGATAGTATCCCAATTCTTGGTAGACCAGAAGAAATACATACGTATAAAAATTCTGGTCGATCAGGTAAACTTGGATTCAAGATTATTGTTGACCACCCATCTATAATGAATTTGTTGGTGAATAAACAATTGGAAAAATTAGGTACACAAAAATTTGATGATTTGGTAAAGTCATTTATAGCTGGATGTACAAAATACGATTTATATGAGTTAGCGGCAAAATTTAATACTCTTCCGTTGAGAGAGTTAGAAATGTACCAAAACTTGTTAAATGACCCAAGATTAACACCAGAAGAATTAGAACAAATACAAAAAGAAATACCCGCTGAAAACACATCAGCGGATAACGCGAACACCATAGGGAATACACCTGAAGACGAAAAAGAGTTTCAAACAAATTTTGAAGGATTGACATTCTATTTTCAACCAAATTCAACAGATACAAATTATTCGTCTCAAATTACCGATTATTTATCCAAAGCGGTAGAATATTCTGAATTAGCTCCTGTTTCATATGTTGTTGTATCAACAGGAGAACCATTTACCAATACTGATACACAAGCATTTATTGAAGATGTGGTTCAATCAAATAATAATAAAATAAATTCTGAATTTGTTGATGGTATAAAAAGTATTGTGTCGAATAAAAACATTGTTGACATTACAATTGATGGGAAAACAACTGTTTTTGCGGATTCGGCAAAAACATTTTTAACAGAAAAATTACAAACCGAGATTGACAATAAAAAAGTCACTATACAAACAAGTGGTAGTTTATCTAAGGTTACAGTAAAAAGATATACAACAGATGTTGGGGAAAATGGTGCGTCATTTGACACATCTCTTACAATAGATGCTATCCCACCAACAGTACTTAGCCCTACAGAAGTACCTTATGCGTATCCAAATTTGGCAATAAATTGTGCTGTTATTAGTAAAATAACAATTTCAGATGATATATCGTCAACAGATCCAACACAAGAAAATAATCTAAATCAAAGTACTCCTGACCAAACAAATCCACAAGGGGTAAAACCTCAACCAAATACTGATGTACAAGATAGATTAAAACAAGCAATAGGGAAAAAAATTATAAGAAGATTACTTACCGAATGCGATTATTTTGAAATGTTAAAAGACAGTGACCCAATGGCGTTTCAAACACTTAAAGATAAACTAAAGTATTTTAACCCTGCATTTCATTCAATTACACCTGAAGGGTTAAATGCAAGACTTACATTTTTGAATCAATGTACAAGACCAGGTCAAACTATTCCTGTAATAGGTAGTGATGGTAAACCTAAATATGATGATGCACTAAATACAAGTTTTGGTGCTCCACCTGTTTTAGTTATTAGAATGGGGGATTTTTACCATACAAAGGCTATACCAACAACTATATCATTTAGTTATGAGAGTTCATTACTTGATTTAAACCCAGAAGGTATTGGTGTACAACCTATGGTTGTTGGTGTTACTGTGGATTTAAAATTTATTGGAGGTCATGGTCTTGCAAAACCAATAGAAACTTTACAAAATGCTCTTTCATTTAATTATTACGCAAATACGGAAATGTATGATGAAAGAGCAGAAGAAACAGAATTGAACTATGCTCTTGTAGAATTGGTTGATAAGGCAATTGCCAATGCAACAACTAATAATGAACAAGCCACAGATGGTGGTGAAACAATTGGAACTGTTTTAACAACAGTTAAAAGTGGTGATACTGAAACTGGCGATATAGACTATACAAATGTCTTTAAAGAATTATCCACACAATATAAAGAATATTTGGAAATAAGCACGAATCAATATGGGACAATTGTAGACCAATACAATTATAGTATGTTACAACTTGTTAATTCAAATAGAAATTACACATCAGGTAATACTTTAATTTATACCGAAACAAAATTGGATACAAAAATTTACGGTAAACCAGATGAGTTTGAAAGAAAGGTAAACAAATTGGCACAAAAAATAAAAGAAGATATTGATGATGATGAAAATCCAGTAATTAAGGCGTTTTTGAATTCACCATCTTTAGCAGAAAGAGAAGATATTATTAGAGACGCAAAAAGTAAGTTAAAAAAATATGTCGAAAGTTTAGATAAAGAGGCGGTTGAAAATTTAACACAACCAGTAACAACAATAGTCGATGTAGAACAACTACTTTTGAAAACCTTAAATAAAATGAATGTTATTACAACAAAAGAACTTCCTAACAATCCACCGTTTTATCCACCATTAAGGGGTTATGATGGAAAAATTTTAACTGATGGGGATGTTAAATTATATTTATTGGTTGAAGAAGAAGAAGTATTTGAACAAATGATAGTTGATGTTGGGGAGGTAACAAAAAAACTTAATGAATATGCTGACCAAAAAAATAACTCAAAAATTGTTCCTTTACCAACGGAAACATTTTACGATACTGAAAACTGTTTTCAGACCTCTAAAGATTATATGAATGATTTGACAGATGCTGAAAAAAGATTTTACACCTTAGCATCACAAACATTTACAAATGAGGATAAATATCAAATATTATTTGTTGAATTTGTATCAACACCACAAATTGAACAAATTGGTGGGGCAAAACAAGAGTTGACTGAAAATCTAAATGATATTAGAGATAAGTATGTTGAGATTTATGATTTAGATAAAAAAACTATAGAAGAGGATAAAACAAGTCCCGCTTATACTGATTTAAAAAATTTCACATTAGATGAAAATGCAAACAGAAGAAGACTTTATCAAACAATTAAAAACCCAACATCACAAGATATTGACTCAAGAAGAAAATCAATTCTAAAACAAATATATGGTACAACGAATTGGATTTTGGATAAAAAGACCTTTGATGGTAAAGTTAAATTAAGTTAAAGATGTCATCCCAATATTATAATAGATACAATCAATTCCTTATTGATGGGGAACAAAAAACAGTTCCTTTTGTAAAATTAGATACAAAACCATCTGATAAGACTTATATTTATAAAGTCGGTCAATCTAGAATGGATAAAATATCACAACAATTTTATGGTACTCCATTTTTTGGTTGGTTAATAATGGCGAACAATCCACAATTCGGAGGAGAAGAATGGAATATACCAGACGGTTCTATTTTAAGAGTTCCTTTTCCATTGATTGCGTCATTACAAGAATATAAAAATTCAATAGATAATTATTATTTTTATTATGGCGATTAATGACGAAAATATTTTAGTTGACTTTGATTACCAAAATATTATAATAATAGACCCTAACAGAATTGTAGATAACGAAGGTAATGTAAAAGAAAGATTAGTCAAACATGAAAACATGGTCATGTATGCTAATTTGGAATGTAAAGTTTTACCTAGAACAAAACTTCTTCTTGGTGCTGTTCCACACAACAACGATTTACAAACAGTGTCTGTTGCAAAAATTAATTTTTTAAATCCTGGTGATAAAAAGTTTTATGATAATTCATATTTAGACGAGTTTACAGGAAAAGGAACTCTCAAAGGTCAAGGTGTTAATCAAGCAAATCAATATGCAGTTAAAGACCCAAAAAATTCTGACCAATTTTATTTGAATCAAACTTTTACGAGTAACGGTCAAAATCAGGTCGTTGACTCTGGTTTATTAGGAATTAAGTCAATAAACGTGAGTACTGAGTTATCGTTAAAAACTCAAGTAACAATTTCTTTAATTGATGTTAGAGGTAGAGCTTTATTTGAGTTGGCAGACAATTCACCATACGGAGTATTTTTCCAATACCCATATCCACCTTTTACATTAACGATTAAAGGATACTATGGTAAAGCAGTTCAATATAAATTACAGTTAACAGATTTCAAGAGTTCTTTTGATGCAGATTCGGGAAATTTTGAAATTGAATTAAAATTTGATCCTTATATTTTTTCAGTTTTGAATGAAATTAAACTTTCAGATTGTTTAGCGTTACCTCATATGTATGAGGCTAATACTGTTGTAACCTCAACACCAGGACAAGTAACAGATGTAAACGAAGGACAAACCGCAAAATTAACAAAGGGATATCAAAAAATTAGAGAAGTTTTCAAAGAATATAAGAACAAAAAACTTGTAGATGAAAATTTACCTGAATATACCGTTTATCAATTTAAAGAAAAGTTGAAAACATTTATAACGGATATTTTGAATAGTTATCAAAATCAAGAATCTCTTAGTGCTTTAACTAACTGTGAAGTTTTTTTAAATGACATTACATCTTACAAAGATAAGATTTATCGAAATGACGATTCATGGTTAAAAACAAACTTATATGAGCCAAACTCTCTATTTCTCAGTTCTTACACTTCAGATAATAGTATTAAATATATAAAAAATATACCTTTTAAAAAAGAGATACAAACTGATATCAAGAAAAGAGAAACCGCGATTAATAATCTTAAAGGTATTATTGATGAGTATAATAAAAAATTAGGTAATAACCCAACATTTGGAGCGTCAGGTTCGAGTAAAAGTTATACAATAGCAAACGTTAAGACAGATTCTGTAATACCTGTAGATATAAAATTCGAAGATTTTTATTTTGATAAAATTGATAGTAAGTTGGTTGCTGCTGACCCAATAGATTATCAAAAATCGTATCAATTGAGATATAATGCAACCCCTTCAGGGGATACAGACCCTATCTTAGTAGAATTCAAAAATAATGTAAAAACAACTGAATTACCAACAAACGATTATTTTATATTTGAAGGTATTAGTCAAGGTAATAAATCATTTTTAGAAAAGATAAGTGATTTAGAAACAGCACTTAAAACAAAAAAAACAGAAATTGAAAGTGCGCTTACTGAATCATTAAAGGAAACCTTAGAATTAAATTTAGGATTTAAACCTACTATAAATAATATGGTTGGTATAATATTGGCAAATGCTGAAGCTTTTCTGAGACTTATGGATGATGTACATAAAAGTGCGTGGAACAAAAGAGATGACCCAACAAGAAGAAGAGTGATATTGGAAAGTGTGTCAAATAGTGCATCTGTTGATAGACCTAAAATATCAAGGGCAACTTCTCCTGTTTATCCATGGCCTCAATTTATTGTTGAGGATACATCAAACCCTACTAAAACAAGTTATCAGGTAAAATATCCAGGCGATTACCCAACAGAAACAGGTTCTAATGATTATACAATTTGGCCGGAAGTTGAGTTTGTGGAAGAATATTTGAATGGGTTTATATTAAGAAATACGCCAGCAAATTTTGTTATAACTCAAAATCAAACACAAAATTTACCATTCACGTCTCTAAATACGGTAGAATATCCACTTACTTATACGATATACTCAAGCTTAGAAGATGTTAAATTTATATATGAAATATACGAAAGAGTTATTACTTACGCATTTTATTCTAAATTAAACAGATTTGGAAGTAGGGATAACAGTGTATACAAAGTGTTAATTGATATGGAAGCACAAAATATCAAAAATGCACTCAAAACAGATAATCCATTTTTAATACAGATACTTAAAAATTACAATTTTAACGCTAAAAATTTTGAATTAATTTTAAGACACATATCTAATGATGGTGCTGGTGAAAGTTGGCAAAACTTTAGTAGAGGTATATACAATACACCATATTTACAAAGTGTGACTGAAACTCCGTATTATATTTCTTCATTTGATCCTATAAAACAAGATTTAATTGGAACAAGTGAAAATGTAATAAATTTTTTAGAGTCAACAAAGAATAATGGTTTTGACCAAACAGACATTTATCCATATGTGAATGAAGATTGGGTTAATGAAAGTTTAGCAGATTCCGCAACAATAAGTGGAGATACTAATTTAGCTTTCAATACAACAAAAACCATTTTTTATAACACCAAAATTGTACAAACCGCAAATTTTACAGATGCGAGTGATTCTTTTTTTGTAAGACCTTTTACATATTTTTATCAAACAAACGTAAATGACCCATCAATTGAGATAACAAATAAGGAAACTCTAAAAGCTTACTATGAGGATAAATCAAAAAACTTTGATAAACAACATATAACAGAAGGTAATATCAATTATATAGAATATGACAATCAATTGATTGGAGAACAAACAACATCCATGTTAAATACTCCATATTTTGTTAATTCAATAATAAAAGGGGTACAAAATTTTAGAGAATTCAATCAGTACCCATTTAGAGAAGCAGCTTACCTTTTCTTAAACTCTTTACCATTAACAACTTTAAGAGAAAAATATAAAACGTATAGTAATACTGTAAGTACTGATTTAGATTATATGTTTGCAACATTTAAAAAATTTGGTTCAGTACATAAACTACCATATGCTTGGGTTCTCAAATACGGTTCAATTTGGAATAGATATAAAAGTTGGGTAGAGACAGGATTTGATTACATGACGATTCCTTGGGATAATTTTAATTACGCTGAAAATTACGACCCAATCACACAAGATATCTCAAAAGTATATACGTTAAGTGGTTTTACAAATATAACAACAGACCCTGTTGATATTTCATTACAAAGAGATATCGTTTCTGGGTTTCTTACAGGTACACAAATGAATTTGGGGTTTTATCCTAAACTTGTTGATGACTTTAATTTGTTCTTTAACGGACTGACAATTTTTGATACATATACGGATAGTGAAATTCAAGAACAAATTGATAATGGAAAACTATATATTAATCTTTCAGAAAGTTCACTTTTGAATTATGATTTTGGTTTTGACCCATCCGACCAAAACAGAGCTATGAATATTTCTACACTATCAACTTTAGTAAAAGATGATAAAAGTGAAGATTATTTTATAACACCGTCTTTTGGTAGTAGTTTTAATCAAACAAAATATGAGTGTTTTAAAGGTCCTGATGGACAACAAAAATTAAAAACTGAAGTAAAAGATAACCCTGCGGTATTCAATGGTTCGGTAAGAGCTTTTTGGTCACTCCCAAATTATGGATATTTTGATAACAATAGATTGGCAATTAATTCACCAAATGAGTACTTGAAAACAGTTTTAAAAACATCAAAAAATCAAGAAAATTTCTCAATAAACGGGGATACAAATGGTAACGTAAATTTTGGGCCTTTTGTCCTATCGACAAGAGATATATATACGAGTATTGAAGAAGTGTTTTCTGTGTTTGAAAGACAAGTATTAGATTTATTTGAGGAACACTTCTTAAACTTCTCAAAATCTAAATATGACTATACAAATATTTTAAAAACACCTGAAACAAATCCAGCGTCTGAAGACGATATTCTAATTAAATACAGAAATTTCCAATTGTTAGCAACTGAATTGTTCAGAATACCTGGTGAAGATTTTATTAACGAAAGTGTTAGTGATGAAGCGTTATCGAAAATTAAATTAACCCAATTAGATAATGTTTATAGTTTATTAAACAAGTTTATGAATTATGATATAATGTTTAATAATGGAAATCCGTCTTTTTATAATAAAAAGACATTTTACAGTCTTTCATCATCCCCTTTGGTTGATAAATTAAATCCTGTATCCTATAACTTAAGTACCCCATACGCATTACCATATTTGGGTGGTACAACAACTTTAGCACAATCACAAAATTTTTATTCAGACGAGTGGAGGGCTTTGGAAACATATGTTGGTTATTCGTCAATACCAAATTTAGTTTATACTGATAATGGTTCTTTCATAACTGATTTTTTTATTGATTTGGATATTGCTTTTACTGTGGACAATATTAAAGACTTTGCCCCATTAGTTAAAATTTATGCTACTCAAAAACTTGAAGACAACACATTAGACGAATTTAAATTTAGACAAATTCTCACAAACATAATAGAAACTAACAACCTATTCAAAGATGACATTATTAATACTTTGATGGAAGAAGTCCTTAAAAATTTACCAAATACTGTCATCACACCACAACCAAAAAAGGCAAATTATACAGGGGATATTGGTAGAATTGAAATTTGGGAAAAATTAAAGGCAATGAATGATAAATGGATATCAGGTAATGATTATAAAGAATTTACATTATTTGAAGATTTTCTTTTCTTAGATAGAGCATCAAGAAATATAAGTAGTGAAGTTTATTGTGATGTCATCTTATGGAAAGATAAATTAGAAAATTCCGTACTTAACACTCCAGATAGACAACTTGGTTTGATATTAAGAGAGTTAATTCAAAGTAGTGGGTTTAATATTGAAGAACACGCAGGATATGTCAATTATTATGACGTTAATGATGTTACAGTTAGACCTAACCCATCAAATCAAGGTTCAACATCGGTAGCGAATGATTTATTTGGAACTTTTTTAAATGTGGATTATAGAAAGTCAAAAACAAAAATGGTGTGTACTTTCGCAAACGAAGCAAGTAAAAATTTGGATATCCCAAATAGTGATTTTAGAAATGACGTTTTCCAATTGAACAGACAATCTGAAAATCCTTTAGTTGAAGACCAAAGTAAAAAACAAGATTGGGGTAAATCTAATAAATTAGTTGCTTTTAATTTGGATATAGGTAGACAAAATCAAGGAATTTTTACTTCCTTTTCTGTTAATATGAATTCAGGTCAAAAAACTGCAGAAGAAATAAGATTAGCAAACTATACTGCAAATCAAGGTGGAGGTATTAATGCAACACCTCAAAGTCAATCAATGTACAACTTTTACAAATACAGAGTTTACACTTGTGATGTAACAATGATAGGTAATGCATTGATGCAACCAAAAATGTATTTCAATTTAAGAAATGTACCATTGTTTTCAGGTCCTTATCAAATAACAAAGGTTTCTCATAGAATTAACGCTGGTACATTCTCTACTAGCTTTTCAGGAACAAGACAACCTGTATATGAAATATCAACACAAGATTCTTATTTACAAACAATTTATAAGAATTTTGTAACACCATTATTAACCAAAGCAAAAACAGAAACGGAAGCTAATATATCAACTAATATTATTGGAGAACAATCAACAAAAATGAATGAAGTAAACGGACCGAATACGCCTGGACCGGATTCTTGTTCCCAAGATTTAGCATCACCATTCCGAGCACTATCATATAGTGCATCAACAGCGACATCTGGATTAAGTGATACCCAAATTGCCACTGATATCAAAACAACTGTTAATTTGTTACCAACATCATCAACACTTACTCAGAATCAAAAAGTAACATTGAGATATTTGACATTCCTTGTAGGATATATTTCAAATTACGACGGAACAACGTTCAAAATAAACGCATCAAATTTTGGTAACCTCCAATTGAACGTATCTTATTCAGCTGATTCTGATAAATTTATAATGGATAAAACAAAACATCATTTCTGTCAAAACATGGGTGGTAAACAGAACGTTCCTGTTGGATATTTTACTGATGTAAAAGACCCTATGTATGTAATTGCTAATAGATTTATCGCTTTAGTAAGAAGTGGAGGTGACAATATATTATCTAATTTAACAACAAATGATTTATTAAATCCATCAACCGTATTAATTGATTATTTAGCAAAAACATATATAACCCAATGGCCAAACTTAGTTAATGATAATGTATATAGTCAATTACAACCTTTAGATAAAACAAATTTAATTAAAGAAGTGGAAAATTGTTTATCATTAGCCAAAACAATTAACTTGAGTAGTTAATAAGTTGAACATTTATAGAATTCATTATATTTATTAATAAAAGAATTATGAGTAATACAAAATTAATATTGGATAATTTTCTTGGTAAAAATACAAGAATGTCTGAAAAAGATACAGGTAACGGATTCAAAGAAGTTTGTGACTTAGATACTGGTGATTGTTATACAATAAGAATGAAAGATGGTTTGATAGAAAGAGTAGATAACACTATGAACAAATTCAAAAAAATTCAGGTAGAAACAAAATCAGGAATAAAAACATTATTAAATGGTTAATATATGAATATTGATAGAAAAATATTAGAGGAGATTAATAGATACAGGAGTATTAATAATTATATAAATGAACAAGAAGACCCATTAGCGGGTGGAGCACCACCGGCAGATCCGTTAGCGGGTGGAGACCCGTTAGCAGGAGGAGATCCAATGGCGGGAGGTGACCCAATGGCTGCAGGAGCACCACCAGCAGGAGCACCACCAGCAGGAGCACCAGAAGGAGGAGCACCACCAGCAGGAGGAACAGAAGCTGCCCCTGTTGATGTAAGTACCGACCCTGATGTCGAAGAAGTAGGTAAAGAAGAAGAGGATGAAGAATTAGACATCACAGATTTAGTTACGGCTCAAAAAAACATAGAAACTAAACAAGAGGAATATTTTCAAAATCTATTTAAACAATTAGAAACTTTAGATGCAAAACTAAAAGAAATGGATGGAATTGCATCTAAACTTACCTCGATAGAAGATAAAGTAGAAAGGTATAAACCAAAAACACCTCAAGAAAAATTAGAGTTACGAAGTTTAGATTCAGGTCCTTTCAAACAAAAACTATCCGATTTTTTTGTTGATAAACAAGAAGAGATGGAAAAATCGGGAAAAAATGAATATGTGTTAACTTCCGACGAAGTTAAAGATTTTTCCTCTGGACAAATTGAGGATTCATTTAATGAATATTTAGACGAAGAATACTAATTTGAAAGGGACAAGGATGTCCCTTTCAAAAATTTTAACAACTATATTGACTGCGACACTTTTATAATTTATATTTTAACTTGTAAACTTTTAATAACACAAATATATGGCGACAAATGTCTTAGATGCGGTTTTGGCTCAGTACGAAAGTTCAAAACAAAGTGGTTCTTCTTCCACTTCAAAAATGTCACAAGAAGAAAGAATGAAAAAATATTTCGCGGCTATCCTTAAAGAAAGCGAAAAACAAGGACAAAAAAGAATCCGAATCCTCCCTACCACAGACGGTTCATCACCATTCAAAGAAGTATGGTTTCATGAAATTTTAGTTGATGGAAAATGGCAAAAGTTCTACGATCCAGGAAAGAATGATAACGAACGTTCTCCACTTAATGAAGTACATGATGAGCTTATGTCAACAGGTAGAGATTCTGATAAAGAACTTGCAAAACAATACAAACCACGTAAGTTTTATATTGTTAAAGTAATCGATCGTGATAACGAACAAGACGGACCTAAGTTTTGGAGATTTAAACACAATTACAAACAAGAAGGGATTTTTGATAAAATCATACCAATCTATAAAGCAAAAGGAGACGTTGCCGACGCTGATAAAGGAAGAGATTTAATCCTTGAACTTACAAAGGCAAAAACACCAAAAGGGGCTTTTTACACTGTGATTCAAACAGTTATGTATGATGACCCAACACCAATCCACGAAGATGAAGAAGTAATGTCTGAATGGTTATCTGACGAGTTGACTTGGGAGGATGTATATTCTAAAAAGCCAACTGAATACCTTGAGGCGATTGCGCGAGGAGAAACACCAAGATGGGATTCAGATAAAGGAGGTTATGTATACTCAAATTCTGAAGAAGGTGAAATTTCTATGGGAGGTTCTAAAAGTGAATCAAAGAAAGTAGAAGACCCTCAAGCTAATGATGACATCGACGAAGAGTTACCATTTTAATATTCACAAACACAAAAACACCGATTTACAATGTCGGTGTTTTTTTCTATTTTTTAATAAAAAATATGGCAATTAAAAAAAATGATTTTAGTTCACTGAAGAAAAAATTCTCAACTTCAGCAAAATACAAACCACAAAGATTCTTTGATTTAGGACAATCTTTTTTAGATGCGGTTGGACTTCCAGGTCCTGCTATTGGACACATTAATATGTTCTTAGGTCACTCTGATACAGGTAAAACTACCGCACTTGTAAAAACTGCGGTTGATGCTCAAAAGAAAGGAATACTACCTGTATTCATTATTACAGAACAAAAGTGGAGTTTTGAACACGCGAAGTTAATGGGGTTTCAGTGTGAGGAAGTAGTAGACGAAGAAACAGGAGAACTTGATTGGGACGGGTTTTACATTTTTAACAACAACTTTGATTATATCGAACAGATTACAGATTTTATCAATGATATGTTAGACGCACAAGAAAAGGGTGAGTTGGAATATGATTTATGTTTTCTATGGGACTCAGTAGGTTCTGTTCCTTGTAAAATGACATATGAAGGTAAAGGTGGTAAACAACACAATGCTTCAGTTCTTGCCGATAAAATCGGTATGGGAATCAACCAAAGAATTTCAGGGTCAAGAAAGTCAGAATCAAAGTTCGAAAACACATTAATCATTGTTAATCAGCCTTGGGTTGAATTACCTGACAATCCTTTTGGACAACCAAAAATTAAAGCAAAAGGTGGTGAAGCGGTTTGGTTAAATTCGTCTTTAGTGTTCTTGTTTGGTAATCAAAAAGGTGCGGGAACAACAAAGATTACTGCAACCAAAGACAAGAGAACTGTTAAGTTCGCTTCAAGAACAAAAGTATCTGTCATGAAAAACCACATCAATGGACTTGGATTTGAAGATGGTAAAATTATAGTAACACCACACGGATTTTTACCTGGCAAAGATACGACAGAAGAAAAGGCATCGATTGAAAATTACAAAAAAGAATATGCCGATTATTGGAAAACGATTATCGGAGTTGAAGGTGATTTTGATTTGAAAACAGAAAAAGAAGAAGTAGAGTAAGAACCTTTTAAATTAGTCAAATGACTAAAACATTATTAGTTGACGGAAACAACTTATTAAAAATCGGATTTCATGGAGTTAGGGATTTTTTCCACAAAGGAGAACACGTCGGTGGTACTTGGCACTTTCTTAACACGTTAAGAAGATTTTTAGAGGAAACAAATTTCAATAAGGTAGTTGTATTTTGGGATAGTGAAACTAGTTCTTCGCAGAGAAGATTACTCTATCCCAAATACAAACTTAATAGAAAGTCATCTGAAAACGAATTTAAAGAAGAGTCTTTTTCAAATCAAAAAGTCAGAGTTAAACAATATCTTGAAGAGATGTTTGTTAGACAAGTCGAATTTCCAAATTCAGAAGCCGACGATTTAATTGCGTATTATTGTCAGATATCTGAAGATGAGGAAAAAACAATATTTTCGTCTGATAGAGATTTAACACAGCTCATTTCAGAGAAAGTAAAAATATATTCACCACAACAAAAAAAATATTATGTTAATGGGGACAACATCAAATTATACGATGCTGAAATTCCACATTATAATATTAAAACATACAAAATTCTTACAGGTGATAGTTCAGATAACATCGATGGGATTTATTATTTAGGAGAAAAAACATTTATTAAATTATTTCCTGAAATCCTTGAAAAAGAAGTTTCATTTAACGATATTTTATCAAAAGGTGAACAATTACTCAAAGAACAAAAAGATAATGTCGCTTTGAAAAATCTACTCAGTGGAAAAACCAAAGAGGGGATATTTGGGGAAGAGTTTTTTATCATCAATAAGAAGTTAGTTGATTTATCAGAACCATTAATTTCTGAGGAAGGAAAAGAGTTAGTTAGGATGTATCACTCAGAGTCAATGGATCCAGACGGAAGAGGACACCGAAACTTAATTAGAATGATGATGGAAGACGGATTCTTTAAATTTTTACCAAAAGGTGATGAAGCGTGGGTAAATTTTTTGAAACCATTTTTAAAACTTTCTAGAAAAGAAAAAACAAAATTTAGAAACAAAAAGTAAAAAACAAAATTTATGAGAGATCAAGAAGTAACAAAAGTAGAGTTTTTGTTGAAATGTAACGACAACATTGTAGTACAAAGATTCTTCAATGTTAAGGGGTTTAATAGAAGTGCATCTAAATCAGAAGAATTGTACAACTACATTAGAAGTTTTTGTAACAAACTACAGTATGATTTAAAAATGAGAACAGTTGTTTACATGATGGACAATCAGTATGAAATTACAGAAAACCCTGAAGTTCTAAACACATCTATCACAGAGGGTGAAGAAAACTTTAATTTGTTTATAAAGGTTGGAGATATGACAATTTGTCAGAGAACCTTTAACGCTAAATTGTACCCCCCAAAGGTTAGATATACTGTGGACCTTAGACCAAACTTGAAAAGTATACTCAGTGACCTGACTGACATTTTTTCAGGCAAAAATTTTAATTATTTTTATCCCGAATTAATCTAATTTCAGTAGTATTTATCATTACTAACAGTAGAACAATTTATGGCGACAAACAAAAACTTCGAGTACTTAGGAAACAATTTTCAACTTCAATTACTTAACCAAATCATCTTAGACAAAAACTTTTCACACACTATTGTGGACGTTATTGAGAATGATTATTTTGAAAATAAATACTTTAAAATTATCATTCAAATGATTAAAGAGTATCATAAAAAGTATGAACACACACCATCCTTTGATACTCTTGAGCAAATCACAAAATCAGAGTTACAACAAGAAACAGCATCAAAGATTGTTCTTGATACAATTAAAAAAATTAAGGACGCACCTATCGATGGTGTAGATTTCGTACAAGAAAAGGCTCTGAAATTCTGTAAACAACAGGAACTACAGAAGGTTATGAAAAAAGCACAAAAAATCATTGACGGGGGTGAGTTTGAAAACTACGACACCCTTGAAGAAATGGTTAGAGACGCACTGCTAGTAGGTTCAAAAGACACAACAATGATGGATGTCTTTTCAAACTTAGACCAAGTTCTTGAGGAGGATTACAGACACCCAATTCCTATGGGTATACCAGGAATTGATAGACTACTTAAAGGTGGTTTAGCAAAAGGTGAAATAGGTGTAATACTTGCACCAACAGGAGTTGGTAAATCAACAGTGTTAACAAAGATTTCAAACCACGCATTTAACTTAGGTTTTAACGTTTTACAAGTGTTTTTTGAAGACAATCCAAAAGTAATTCAAAGAAAACATTTTACACTTTGGACTAAGATTCATCCTGATGAATTGTCAAACAAAAAAGAAGAGGTTATGACAAAGGTTAGGGATATTAAAAGTTCTATGCCAAATGAACTAATATTAAAAAAATTACCGTCAGATCAAAAAACAATGTTACAAATTAAGAATGAAATTCGTAAGATGATTGCTGATGGTACAAAAATTGACATGATTGTTTTGGATTATATAGATTGTGTTGTTCCTGACAAAAACTTAGGTGATGAATGGAAAAGTGAAGGTTCTGTCATGAGAGCGTTTGAGGCGATGTGTCACGAACTTAACATAGTTGGTTGGACAGCAACACAAGGAAATAGAAACTCAATTTCATCTGAAGTAGTAACCACAGACCAAATGGGTGGTTCTATTAAAAAGGCACAAGTTGGACACGTTATTATAACAGTGGCCAAGACATTACAACAAAAAGAGATGAAGTTGGCTACAATTGCAATTACAAAATCAAGGATAGGTGATGATGGTGTTGTATTCGAAAATTGTAAATTCGACAATGCTATGATTGAAATTGATACCGAAAGTACAACAACGTTTTTAGGTTTGGAAGAACAAAAAGAAGAAAGACAACGACAAAGAGTTAGGGAGTTGTTAGAAAAGAAAAAACAACGGGAAAATAATCAAGGATAAAAATAAAAATTATTAAATTTGTTAAAAATGGATATTTCGCAAAAAATATTGAGTGATATTACAGTGTATATGAAATACGCTAAATTTATTCCCGAATTAAATAGAAGGGAAACATGGGAAGAATTGGTGACACGAAACAAAGAGATGCACCAAAAGAAATACCCACAAATCAAAGATCAGATTGAAGAAGTATATCAAATGGTATATGATAAAAAAATTCTTCCATCAATGAGATCATTACAATTTGGTGGTAAACCAATTGAAATCTCGCCAAACAGAGTTTACAATTGTGCTTACTTACCAATCGACCATACAGATGCGTTTGCAGAAACTATGTTCCTATTATTAGGTGGAACAGGAGTTGGATTCTCAGTTCAAAAACACCACGTAGATAAACTACCTGAAATAAAAAAACCAAATCCAAACAGAACAAGAAGATACCTCATCGGAGATTCAATCGAAGGATGGGCAGATGCTATTAAAGTATTAATTGAATCATACTTGGGGACAAAATCATCTACACCTGTGTTTGATTTTTCTGATATTCGTCATAAAGGAGCGTTACTTGTAACATCAGGAGGAAAAGCACCAGGACCTCAACCACTTAAAGATTGTATTCATAACATTACAAAAGTGTTGGACGCAAAACAAGAAGGAGAAAAACTAACCCCGATTGAAACTCACGATATTGTATGTCATATTGCAGATGCGGTATTAGCAGGTGGTATTCGTAGAGCGGCACTTATCTCATTATTCAGTGCTGATGATGATGAAATGATTTCTTGTAAGTCAGGTAATTGGTGGGAGAACAATCCACAAAGAGGTAGAGCAAATAACTCAGCAGTTCTTCTTCGTCACAAAGTAACACAAGAATATTTTATGGAACTTTGGAAACGAATTGAATTGTCAGGAGC